AGATTGGTTCAAGTGGCAACTATGCTAAGATTGACAGCACAGGAGAAGATTCTGTTGTTATGTGTGCAGGTAACAAGTCCATAGCCAAGGCGACAGTAGGTTCTTGGATAACTCTTGCTGAATGGAAATGGAATGACAAGAAGAAACGTGATGTTCCAGTATGTGTTAAGACAGAATACGTTGATGGAGAGAATATCAAGGCTGATACTTGGTATCAACTTAAAAACAGAAAGTTTGTTGAAGTAACTGAGTAACTAACCACCCTCTCCTTGGTAACAGGGAGAGGGTAAAAAGAAAAGTAAGCAATGAGAATATTACATGCAAAAATGTACCTCAATGGTATAATCGAAAACAATAAGGACAACCCAGATATGCAAAATATTATTGGGCAGATTAAAAAGGCGCTTAAAGAGTTGGAGGATTGAGATTATGACAAAATTTAAAGTAGTTAGATATTGGGATACATATCCCGATAGAGTTATTGCAACTTGCGATACAGAGGAAGAGGCAGAAAAGATATGTAATAAATATCGTAGAAACCGCAAGCCTATGTATGACTATTTAGTTAGAAAGGAAAATGAGTAATGACTAGAGAAGAGTTAAGAAATAATTATGGAAATGACATCTGTGAGTTATGCCACCGTGAGTTTTATACTAGCAGAGCATACCCAGAATCCCTTTGCGAAGGTCAGTATTGCGAGGAAGCACAAGATGGCTACGCAGCAGAAAATAACATAGAGTTGGAGGATTGATATGACAATAGAAAAACTTATTCAGAAGGCTTATGAGTTCGAGAAAAAGAACAAAAGAATCACTTGGAAGCCAAATGATTTTCCAGAGGATATGAGCGAGAGTAGTACTCTTGATGAACTTATATCAGAAGGAGATAATATGTATGATGCTTTGAAAGAAGCTTTGGAGTTAATTCACGATTTAGCGGTTGAGCTAGAATATAAAGACGCAGTGGAGGGTTAATTATGGACAAAACAAAATTACATGCATCATTACTCTTCCTGATGCTAAAACTGGAAGAGGCAAAGAGTAACCCAATGCTCGACAAGAACTTTGTTGAAGCATTGACGGACGTGCTCAAATATTTCCGTGATAACGGAGAGTTGAAGAAAGCCTATGAAAGCCAAAAGGATTCATTGGCAGATATGTCAAATAGTTCTTTGGTAAAAGCACTAAAGGAATATGTTTCATCCAAGAACCAAGAAGACGGAGTTGATGCAAAGTTACCTTATATAGATGAACTTATTAAGAAACTAGCTTCTGATGAGTTCATCGAAAAGAAAATCAAGGATATTCTTGGAGATAACAATGTGGACGGAAAGGAGGAATAGCTTATGGCTGAATTGTTATTTGACATTTTTCTTTTTTCTTGTACGACTGCTATAGGGTTTATAATAGGATATTATTCACGAAAGTAAAATAGATTATGAAAATAGAAATCAAAAGAGTAACGGACTGGCAGCGTGTAGTGGATGCTGCTCGGTTCACACAAGGTAAGGAACCGCTGGGACATGAGCCTAGCGATGAGTTTAAGAAACAGATGATTCTCAGCGAGCATTCACCGCTCAGGGAATTGGAGTTCGATATTAAGATGTATGGCATACCATATTGGGTGAGCAATCACTTTGTTCGCCATGTTCATGCACAGCCATTCGTCTCCACATCACGACCAGATATTACTGGCTCCAAGGTATCTCGCCACGATATGCGGCAGGACGAGTTGGTCAACTTGCAGCTATCACTGAATGCTCAGGAGATTATCAATATCTCGAAGCTGAGACTCTGCAACAAGGCATCCGAGGAGACGAGAGAGGTGTGGTGTAAGGTTCTTGACGAGGTGGCACGAATTGAACCTTTGCTTGCATCCGCTTGTGTTCCTCAATGTGTTTATAGAGGTTTCTGCCCTGAGCCGAAATCATGTGGCAGAGATAAGATAAGCATGTTTCCCATCATAAGAAAATTCTACAAAAGGCTAGAAACATATCAAAGCAACCAATGAAGAATCCTAAATATATCGTTAACGAATATGTCGGTGGGCACTTCGAGTACATAACTCCCTGCCCATTCGGCATCCAAGGCAAGTACACCAACGAAATACTATATGTAGGTAGCCTTGCTTGCCAGCGATGCGAGCACTTCCGAGGAATCAACAAAGAAGATGGTATCGTATCTTGTGGAATCGAATAGTTTTAAGAGTGCAGCCTATCTGCATTCTTCTTAATAATTAATCAAATTTTATATATGAATACAAAGAAAATCTCAATCATTCAGCGTATCAAGGAGAAGTTCCTTGGTAAGCAGTTCTTTATTGCAGTAATCGCTAACAAGGGAACCAGTTCCTACTTCGTCAACTCTACCATCTACCGCTCAGAAAAGGAAGTGAAGGCTTACAAGAAGTACATCACCACAGATGAGCGTATGAAACAGAGCTTCGATTTTGTAGGCTATTATGGTTTCCGTTCCAAGTTCGACTTCCGCATTCCTCTTAGCGGAAAGCCAGTATCAGTTGAAGAGGCAAAGAAACTGGCAGAGAAGTAGTATGGGAAAGTTGATAGACCTTACTGGACAGCGTTTCGGCAGATTACTCGTCTGCCGAAAATCTGATAAAGAGAACCACCAGCATGGTGCGTTCTGGATATGCAAATGTGATTGTGGCAGGGGGTGTACGGTTCTAGGTTCTGCTCTTCGTGACGGACGAACCAAATCATGTGGCTGTTACCGCTCAGAGCGAGCATCTGCCATCATCACCAAGTATGGCAACCGCAATGGTAGACCCAAGCGGAAAGACAAAGTTAACGGATAATATCCATTTTATCACTTTTCATATTATATTTGCAACATGAAATTCAAGTATTTAATAGATAAAGTCAAAGGTTTCCGACACCGCAACGATTTTGTGATACTGGACGGAAGAGCCAATTCGGTCACGCTCTCCAAGGGCATCTACGACCACATCATGCAGAAGGATAGAACAGACAATTCAATCTTCGTGTTCAGGTTATCTGACAGAGGTACATACGGATTCTGCATGCGTGAGGACTGGGAAGAACTTCGCAAAGCCAACACCGCCTTCGCTCAGCTTCAATTCAACCAGAAGTATAAGAAGGTAGGTTTCAGAAGTGACAACCCTTCCATCACCGCCATCCTTGATGAGTATAACCTTCCGCTCGACAGAATGGTTCGCCTTACTTGCATCCCACGCAAGTCTGCCAAAGGCGAACCTTATTACGAAATCATGCGACCAAACTTAAATTCGAGCACATGGCAACAAGACAAGAAGTAATACTCAAAGGGCTTACCCACTCTCCATCCGACTACGATTGTCAGGATGGGGAGTTGGCAACCTGCCTCAACCTCATCAACGAGGATGGGGCACTCCACCCTATCCTGAAGCCGATAATAGTAGAGAGTAGCAAGAATATCACCATACACCAATATAGTTCAATAGAACTGGTTCATAAGGTGACACACAATCAGGCTATTCACTACCACTATATCATACGTTCCTCAGACCCACAAGATAGGGAAAGATGGGGATGGATAGAGCAGGATTCAGCAGATGATACACCTACAGAGTTCCTGCTTGGCGATGATTTCCACGTCAACTCTGTTTGCGCCATCGGAAACGTCTTATGCTTTGTTGGTATTAAAACTACCAAATATGCTATATGGAAAAATGGTTCTTATCTTATTTTCGGAAAAGATGATTTGCAGTTTGGTATTGAGATTGCCAACACTTATCATCAAGACCTTACCTTAAAGGTAGAAGCTGGAGATGATTTCTACAAATACTTTATTGTAGAGGATGGAAATCTCAATTTGTACTACAATACAAGTGCCACTGGTACGAGGAAGATGTTTACAGACCTTGATGCGATTGCCAACAAGAAACTTGCAGAACTCGGAACAGAGTATCTCAAAAGAAATGTTTTTGGTGTGGCTGCTCTTCGTCTTTACGATGGTACATACATCAATATATCAAACCCTTTTGTTCTCCCTAGTGCAGAGTCTAATGCTGTTTCTAGAAAGATAAACATATACAAAGACCCAGTAAAACCTGATGCTCCAAACGGAAAGACTATAACATCAAGTGTTGGCATCAACAAATACACCATAGATATTAGAGAAGTTGGCAACTTGCAGCAATACGAGGATATTGTTCAGGGAGTTGATATATTCCTCACCAATGGCGAAAGTTTCTATCAGATAGATAAATCTTACCCATTAGCTAGTGAAGATGGTATTCAATGGTTGTTTTTGAATGATATGAACGCAAGAGACGTTCACGACACAATCGGCAATATGCCTTTCTATCATTCGATATTCATTTCTCTTAATGAATTTGAACATCCGAAAGTTGTTAAGAGACCAACGCAAACAGAGGAAAACATTTCTCTTGCCGACCTCAACCGAATAGCATTTGGCGGTACTACTGCTATTACATACAACAACAGACTGCACATCGCTGGCATCAGGAAGAACATAGATTCAAGTTTGGTTCGGCAACCATACGGTTACAAGAATGAAGAATATCTTACCGCCATATATGAGATACCGACAAGCAACGGAACGTACTACCTGAACGGAAGTATCGGTAATTGGCAGGATATTATTGCTGTTCCAATTAGTGATGTAAAAGAGATGTTCGTTTACGTAAAGCGCACATTTGGGTATCAGAAAAAACGTTTTATATTATATAGCCCTTCTAATTTTGGCTTGTCATTCTTCGTTCAAACCTTGACTGGAGGTATTGATGATATTATGGGAGGTGATTGGAGTGATATTACGGAATCAGACTGGAATGCAATCAAGCAGAAAGCAGATAGTTTTGCCGCATCAAACTCAGATGATACTTACCAGCCTTCACTTATCAGAGTGAGCGAAGCTGAGAACCCTCTTGTCTTCCCAGCTAAGAATAGTGTTCAGGTTGGCTCATCCATCATTAGTGCAATGGCAGCAAATACCCGACCAATCAGCGAAGGTCAGTTTGGTGATGCCCCACTCTACGCTTTCACCGACGAAGGTGTATGGGTGTTGATGCTGGGAGAAGAAGGAACCTATATTGCCCGACAGCCAGCCAACAGAGATATTTGCTCCAACCCTAAGGGTATATTGCAGATTGATGATGCAGTTCTGTTCCCTACCGAGCGAGGCATCATGATGCAGCGAGGACGAGAATCTGAGTGCATTACCGATGTGTTGGATGGCTTTCCATTCGACTTCACTCTAATATACAGCCATTCTAAGAAAAATCTATACTACCCTCTCTCGATTCTTGAACTGCAAGATTTTGAAGATGGAGAAGTAGCCTATGTTAGGTTCAGGAAGTATATGAAAAATGCCGACATGATTTACGACTATTACGATAGCCGTATCATCGTCTTCAATCCTAGCTATGACTATGCGTATGTGTATTCCCTGAAAAGCAATTTGTGGGGAACGATGGTGAATGTGTTCGACAAGCGAGTTAATAGCTACCCTGAGTCATACGCTATCAACAAAGCAGGAAAGATTGTTAATGTTTACGTTGAAGAACCGAGCGACAACATACATTTCTTTTTCTGCACACGACCATTAACACTTGGTCAGGGAGATAGCCATAAGACTATGTTTACTTGTATCATCCGTGGTTATTGGACGTGCGAGACCAGCGAATCTAACGGACAGATTCTTTTCGGAAGCAACGATATGAAACATTGGTTCTATATCGGTTCTTCCATAGACAATAGTCTTAGAAACTTAGTTGGCTCTCCATACCGCTATTTCAGAGTTGCCGTCATTGGTAAGATGAACGCTGATGAAAGCATCAGCAGCATTTCTACTGCTTTCCAACCAAGATGGCAGAACAAACTTAGATAAGTATTTTTTAAAAATTAAATAAAAAACAATAAAGGGAAGCAGTCCGTGATGGATAGCTTCCCTTGCTTTATACTAACCTTAAACGACTAATCATTTAAAATGGATGCAATGCTATTCTTACTCTTCCAGCCGAGCGATTGCTGGCATCCTTAATCTTCTGTTTCTTATCCTCAGCGAGTGCCCAGAACCTATCAGCACCATCAGGATAAACAATCATTAACCACTCATATAAAGACTGGTTCACAATATAATCGTGAATATATACCGTCATGGTATGCACGCTTGTCTTCGAGAATCCACTTGGCATTCTCATGGCTAGATAATAGGCATCCTCTTCATTTGTCGGGGAACCTATACACTCTTCCCACTCATTGGAATCAAAGCCACATCCAAGCATTTCCATCTTGGTATATCGGAAAAGCATTTCCTTGCAGTCTTCTACCGCTGAGTCAAGAATCCTTGCCAGTTTATCCCGATTGCCATCCTCACCCACATCATAGATGTTATGAATCAGGTGTGAATCCTCTACAGAACTGGAGATTGAATCCGCATAGGCAGCAGCCGTATTCTTGATGTCAAACACCAGTTCCTTCTTCTGAAGCTCTATCATTACCTTGTAACCAAGGTGGCATGTTTTGCATTCTTTCATACTCACCTCCTTCCTTATTCGTTAGGAGCCGTTCTGCTTGGTCTCTCACGTCTGTTGATGGCCTCATGCAGATTCTTGATGGCTACAACAGACAATTCTGAATAAGTCTTCGATTCGTTAGGATTGGTAATGATGAACCAATCCATCAAAGCCTTGTTGATGATGTAGTCATGGATAGAACTTGTAAGTGCATCCTTCAAGGCGAGCGGATAATTGGATGCAAGGGAGAGATTGATTGTAATATTTGTATCGCCATCAATTAACTCGTTAGATGCAGTTGTACCGCTATCGGTTCGTACCGATTCACTTAACTCCACAAGCAGTTGGCTATACGCATTCTGAATGCTACGCAATGCCTGATTCTTGTCTTCATCATCATCACTTGCCTGAATATTGCTGGCAGCCTCAGCATCCATATCAGCAGCCCTTCTGCTACGCCCAGTCAGGAATGCCTTATTCTGAAAGTCATAAATGAGTTCACTCATATACAACGTTATCGCTAAATTTTTTCTTGCCATACTATGATATTTTTGTTCGTGTTGGTTTCTTCTTGAAAAACGCTTTCTCTTTGATGTCAAGCAATAATGCAGCAGCGTTATCTGCATATTCCTTCACCTTGTCGTTGGCTGTTATCTCGCACCACTTCCCGATGATGCTGTTCACCAAGAATGAGTTGGCAGATGATTTGATTGATTCGAGTATGTTATCATCAAATCTGCTAGGCATTTCGAGTTGCCAAGTGATGGTTCCGTCTACTCCTGAGCCGCCTGAGATAAACCGTTTCAGCACGTTTCTCAGCGCATCCAGCGATTCTTTGAAGAACCGCTCAATCATAGTCAAGTCTGCATCCGTCACTAATACTTGGTCAAATGCCGACTTTCCATCCTCCAGTTTGTTCTTTGCGCCTATGTAGGCAGTAGTCTTTGCTACCTCCTCATAGATGTCACTTTTCGTGATTGTCAATGTGAAATTTGCCATTCTTTATCTTTTTATAGAGTTTATAACCTAAAACGACTAGCAAGACACAGAGTGCACCAAATGACCAGATAGCGTATTTCAACTGAAACTGCTCCCACTTGGATAACTCCTTCTCTACTTGGTAGGGAACTGGGATGGAGTCTCTTTTCAAGAAAGAATCCACCCTTACTTTGTACACATTCTTGAAGATAGTCTTCTCATGCCATCGGTCAAGAAAGAAAGTATCTCCCTTCTGTCTGAGGAAGATTGAATCACGCACAAAAACGCTGTCAGAAGTATGCAGCGTATCGTGTTTTACTACGTCCCTACATATAACTTTTTCCATCGGGACGTATTTTGTCTTGCATCCAGACAGAAGAAAAACCACCAGAAAGATACCAATCACGTAGAGTACTACTTGCCAAAAATAAGTATCGTACCATTTTACTTTCATAGGCTAAACATTAAAGACCTTCTTTGCTCTTGTAAGGAACTTTCTTCTTGATTCCAATCCGTTGGTTCCACCATTGATTGTCTTGGTAATAGCCACAAAACTATCACTATCAGCCAGCTTGTTCAGGTCATGTTTCCACCACCACCACATAGCACTCTTTGTTGCTCCTAGAGGAAGTTCCAGCAACTGAGGATTCTCCATGATGTCTCCAGTACAATACTTGCTGTTCTGATAAGCCTGATAGTTGGCTCTGCCAGTAATCTGAATCAAGCCCCTGCCACGATACTTATAGCCGTCACCATCCTTCAAGTTGCCGAGCATATTCTTCAACTTACCCACATCATACTTGTGGAAATAGTTCTTGTTGCCGAGTTCCTTGGTATATCTCAGCTCACCACTTTCATGCGCTATCTGAGCCAAGAAGTGAGCCATACGCTTAGGAGTATCAATGTTGAAAGCCTCAGCATAACCATTGATATAAGGCAGAAAAGCATCCACCTTAGCCTTCGCATTCGGCATAATTGCTAAAATCTGTTCTCTTGTTACCTTCATATTATTTACTCTCCTTTACTTGTTTCAACATATTTGCGAGTTCGTCCTTCACCTTACTCTCAAAATTACCCAACTTAGTCTTAAAATAAACGTTTACTCCGAATATTGCTCCAGAGTAAACCAATGCTTGGCTGATGTACCAGAGTACACCATCCGAAATCACATAGTTGTTCAAGAAGAATGATAGGAAGGCAAGGACGATGCCGCTCACCACCATTCCAATAGCTGTGCTATATTGCAATCCTTCACGCACGTTTGGAGTCATAACTTATCTTTTTATACTATTAACATTAATAATATGCAAAGATAAGAAATGATTCCCAAATAGTCACTTTATCCGTTAATAGTATGCCATATTTTGCTTGTCGGATGCAAGCAATCAGGGTCTTGCAGATACTCTATAGCCATCAGAACCACCATTTCCTTCAATTCGTCTGCATCCTTACTGAATCTCTCCAGCAGCAGATGATGGTCACTCCTCAACAGATTCATAGTTACCGCCAAGTCATAAATGGTGTAATCAGAAATATCATCCTGATGCTTGTCAAAGGCTTCTCTTATCTCATCATCCGAGAAGAAGGGAGCCATGTGCTTAGTTCCGTCAGCATCCTCATACCACATCTTGTTGATAGCATCATCGGCAAAGTGCTTGTCGAAATGCTCTTCGCTCAACACTCCATACACCATCGCACAAAGATGATGCTCCTCCACATCGCTCAACTTGCATGAGAGATACTTGCCCACTGCCTTAGCTATTGCCAACATCTGTTCAGGAGTCAACTCCTGCTGATACTTTTCTACGAAATCTACAAAATCCATAATATAAAAATTAAAAGTTTATGATGCTGCAAAGATACCAATATCTTAAACGCAGCACCATAAACTCGTAGATATTTCTGTATCTATCTGAATATCAGACAGATGCAGTTACGACAAAAAACACCTCCTTTCTTTATTCGTCCTTAAATCTGGTTCTCTTCTCTCCACCCCTCGTCCAGATGTCGTTTTTCTTCCGTTTCGCCACCTTTCCGATAACGTCATTTTCGTAAAGTTCGGGCTTGTCTTCCCTCCCTTGGGTCTCCGTAGCAATACCCTTGCTGGCATTGCCACTTTGGCTGGCATCAGGTTTCCCATTGCCATACCATTTCTGATTATTCTCCTTGTCTGCTATCATAACTATAAATTAATCAATAATCACTAAACATTAATCACTAAACATTATGCAGCGAGTGGTGGATTCTGACCATCAGGACTAACTCCCTGACCGCTCATCATCTGCTGCAACATCGCCTGAGCCTTCGGATTGCTCTGTGATGCCTGAGCCACTTGTGCTTGTAGATGAGGAGAGAATCCTTGTGGAGTCTCACCATTCTGAATGGCTTGCTGGTTGGATGCAACCGATTGTAGCAACTCCTCTCCAAATGGGAAATCTCCTACTTGCAGCAACTGCTCCAGCGTGATAGCCTGATTCTGCCACAAGGTCATAAGGAACTCATTCGCCATCTGTCTGTATACAGGAGTAGCCGTGCTTTCCGTGATGTTGATGTCAAACTCAACGTCTCTAATCTTCTTAGGGTCGTAGCGCACTATCTGTCCTGCCCTACCTACGATGTTGAAGTTACGAGCCACATCATAGTACTGCTGCATATTCTTCACGGTCTTGTAAGCACCATCAATAATAAACTGGCTGAAACTCTCCAAAATATCAAGCAGCGACATGGTAGCATTCTGTGTCTGCTGGGCATAAAGCGAACCGCTCGTACCTGATACTCCTGGTTTGCCTTGCAGCGCACCATTCACTCCCGATATATCCTCGAAGAACTTCAACTGATAACTGAGCAAATCACCGATACCGATATTCGTAGAGTTGTTCGCCACTTGCAGAGGAACCTGACCGCTCTTGTTTGGCTTGTATCTCACCACACCATTGAACCTACTCCACTCATCGCAGAAATCATCCCAACTCATATCATCAGGCAGACAATCCTCAGGACAGAGCAGCACACCCTTGGCACTCGCACGCATGATGAAGTCATACATCGTGATAAGTCGGTTCACGTATCTCTGCTGGTCAATCACATCTTCCACGAAGCTGTGAATCTCGCCATCAATAAACGGATAGAACTTGAAGCAGTATGGATGCTCACCATGAGCATAAGGAGTCTCGCCTTCTCTCAGAATATCACCGAAAGGAGAAAGATAGTAGAAATGCCAGTAATCATCCATAAACCACTCTGCTTCAATCAGAGGAATATCGTCTTCCAACATACCAGCAGCCATACCTCTCGCCAGTCTTCTTTCGTTCTCTTCTTCTACTATCTCCTTCTTATCCTCAATATCTATCTTGAAATCATCGCCATTGTTGTAGTCGTGGCATAGGTATCTCGGTTTACTCTCCTTTCGCCAAACCTCAATCACTCGGCAGAGCGAAGGGTTGGCAGGATTCATAAAGTCGATGGTCTTAGGGTCGAACTCACCAAATCGCTGAGTGCAGTCTGCAATCACGAAATCTCGGTTAGCCGCCAACCGGTATATCTCCTTCAACTTACGAGCCTCAGCAGGAGACTTGGCAAACTCTCTCAGTACGTTGCCGATGGTGATGTCATGCACCTCACCCAAGCAACTCACGTCCCAACCACGGAAATCCCTCATATTGTTGTCTATGAAGAAATTGTTCGGGTTCACGTAGTCCGTCCAGCAATCCAACCTACCTCTTCTCCATCCATACTTTTTCTTATAGATGGCAGCACCGCTTATCAGGAACTCTTCCATGGTTCGGGCATCAAGTTCCGTCTCTCGGTTCAGTTGTCGGTTACATTGCAGTACCACGCTCATGGTCTCACCATATCGTTTCTCATCCTTATCTCTAGCATTGCACGTAGGTTCTTTGCTCTGAGAGCGATACACTCCCAGCACATTCTTCACCAGTCTACGGATAAGGTTATTCTTCAATGGTTCGCTACCCTGCTCACGGATATAGTCTTCCTCCCTGATACGCTTTTTAAAACCACACTTGCTTTTGAACTCAATGGTATCGCCCCACTGGTCTCCATAGCAGTATCGCTTGTTTCTCAGTCTTCGCTTTCGGAAGTTATCCATGTTATTGTAATATCGTTGAGCCTCCAGCAAGATAGAGAAGGCACGCTCGTAAGGCTTGTCAAATCGGTTCTTGGATGCCTTCACGCTATCCAGTTCTTCCTTGTCAAGCACCCTACTCAACGATAGCAGTTTGGTTTCTTCTTTCTTCTTTGCCATAATTTATGATGTTGTAGGTTCAACAATATGTGCCAACTTTCTAGCCACTCCAAGGAATCCGCTTGCAGTATCGGTATCGCCAAGGCTGATACAAGTGAGATAGCCAGCCATGTATAAGATGGCATCTTTCAGGACGGAAGGCAGACTGATTTTCTGTTCGGTAGTGATAGATGGAACCTGAACATAGATGAATGCCAACGTAGCATCCTTCTTTTTACTAGTATATAGTTCGATACTCTTGCCGTTATCCGTATGCACGATAGCCGCAATCGGTCGCTCAGGATTTCCCCTGACTCCATATTTGCAGTTCTGATACTTGTAGGCATCATCGCTCTCTGAAATGATTTCGGCAGGACGGTTCCAGCCTTCTGCCTTCACAGAAAGGATTCTCAGCATATCGGTAGGCAATACCATCTTACCCACGTAATAGCCGTTGCTATCCGTCCACGTTACAGCATTCGTACACGAAGTACCTTCCACCATATCCTCAGGAGCATCCGAAAGAATGATTCTTGCTGCATCTACGATTTTACTCTCAATAAGTTCTGCTTGCGAGAGTGTATCAGAATCGCTAGGAGCCAGCAAGCCAGCAGACTCTTGGTTTCTATCCAAGAGCACCTTCACCTCTTTCACTAAATCAGATACAGCATATTCTACCATTACTCTAAACCTTCTAGTTCAACACCCTTTTCCTTAGCAATCGCCAAGATGTCTTCCTTGGTCTTCATCTTGGAACGGCTCACACCGAAGGTCTCAGCCAGATAGTCCTTGGCATCCTCAATATCTGTCACGACATGGGTCTTCTTCTCGTCAGCCAACTTCTTCTTGGTCTTGGCAGCAGCCTTCTTCTTTGCCTCGGCAGCTTCCTTCTTCTCGTCAATACTCTCAACCAAGAAAAACTTGTCATTGAACCAATAATGAGACTCGATAGCCTTCTGTACCTTAGGGTCTCTTGTCATATAGATACTACAGCCCACGCTCTTACCATCAAAAACAATTCGCATTCGCTCATTACCAACCATAACGCTGAATGCCAAATCTGTACCTGCTTGATATTTATTAAACATGATTATACCTTAATTATATATGTGTTACTAAAAAAGGGATGGGGCTAGTGCCCACACCCCTCACTATTTAATGAATAATTTGCAATTCTACTTGCTTTTAGGCAGTAGCCTTGGTTTACTCTGTATCAGAAGTGCCATCTGTTGCAGAAACCGCAGCAAGGTGCATACGAGCATGAGCCTTAGGGTACTTCAAGTACAGACAAGCAACCTCCTGAATAACTACTGCATCGGTGTTACGGATGCCAGCCGCCTTCAAGTCGAGAACGTTTCGTGTCCAAGACAAGTGTACTCGCTTAACCAAGAACTCAGGGTCAAGTGCAAAGCCGCAGTCACTCATACCGAAGAGGTCGAACAACTCTGAGTGAATCATCAGCACCTCACCGAAGTCGGTCTCCCAACTCTTGAACTTCAACTTCCAAATATCAACGGTGTCCTTCAAACGGAACTTGTCTGAATCAATCTTACTGAATGCGCTCACGAAGTCAGAACCAGCGATAATCACCTTGCGTTTGTTGCCGATACCAGTACCAACAAACAAGTCCTTTGAAATGTCAACCAACTCCAAGTCGGTAATCACTCGCTCATTCTTGTTATAGCCCTTCTTAATATCGTCAGCAGTAGCAACATGACCTACCTCAATATCCTTACCAGCCATCCACCAGATACCCTTAGTAAACCACTGGGAAGAACCATCCTTGATTTCGTGCTTGATGCAAGCCATATCACCGAAGAGATAAGTACCTTCCATCGCAAGACGCATATCATAGATGCTATCCTCCTCAATGTCTGAGAAATCCCAATCCACTCGCTTAGCAGCAATCTTGTCGAAGGTGGTCTGCTCGACCTGAATCATGAAGTTCTGACAATACTGAACCTCATTAGAAGGAAGGTTGTTGAAACGACCCGTCTGAACGTCCATTTCGCCACAACTCTTAGCCATACGGATGAGCTTCTGACCCTTCTTCAAGACTGGAATACCGATAGCCTGCTTATTGACCAACTTACCATTTACAGCATACACAATCGGATAACCTTCTGTGTCCTTACCGCAAACGCAGAGTTCCAAATCAGGAATAGGAGCATCAGTAATGGTTGAATAAGCAACACCCTTATAGTTGGTAATCGCATTCACACCTACAACTCGGATGGTATCATCCAGCGTAAACATGGTAGGGTCTTCTACCTTCAATACCATAGATGTACCAGTACTATCCACTGTTGTTTCCTTCACGGTAGTCTTGATAGGACGTGTACCGATACTCCAATACTCAACTACAAACGAGTTGGCAGACTTGGTTGTCGCATAGCGTGAAATCTGGTCAACTGGAGTAGCCATCGGGCGAATCTTGGTAATCTTCTCATCAATGTCGTTCAGGTAATACTCCGTGCCATTCTCGTTAAAATGCTCACGTCCATTAGTCTCGCTCTTGATACCTTCACTCTGTCGAGCAGCACCGCCATTGCCAGCCTTACCAGCAGCAGGAGCACCACCAGCCTCAGCAGCAGAACCACTCTCGGTACTACCGCCATCAGGCAGATTTGCCGCCTCAGCCATGATAACCTGACCATTCACTCCAAAAATAACTGCCATTACCATAATAAAGATGGAAAACAGCCGATTAAATGTACTTTTCTTCATTGTTATTCTGAATATTAATTAAACATTATATATTATCCTTTTACCTTGTCGAATTATCGAATGTGTGTTCTCTTCTCGTTGCCACGCTCCCAGACGTTACCCCTTCGTGATACCCTGCCCACAGCACCAAGGTCAGGCTGGTTATCCGTCTGCTTGGTCTCTGCATTGGCTGAATCAAGGTCAGCAGTACCATCACCCTTCTTTCTCAGTTCAAGGTTCTTGACGTGCTTGCTGTTCTTGCCACGAACCTCACCTTCATGGGCAGCATCAGCCACATCGGTATCATGGTTCTTAGCCTTGATGAAAGCAGTAATCATTTCCTCAGTAAACTTGCCAGTCACCACATTGCGCATTGTCTGAAAGCACTGGTCGATGGCATCGTTCACAGCTTCCTCGCCATACTTCTCTTCCAACTTGTCGAAGACCTCATAGCTGGAAGGCATGTTCTTGTCATACTCCTCCTGCAATTTCTTGCCGTTGGCAGCATTCTGCAAGAACTCCGACTGAGCCGATGCAATCTCATCCGCATTGTCAGGGTCTGAATAGTAATCAATGGCATCCTCACCATGTGTGCGAATCAACTCAGCGTAAGGACTCTTGCCAGCCTTCATCGCTTGCAGGAAGGTAGCCGCCTCAGGGTCACTACCCAGCCAATCGCCCATCGCCTTCTCATTATCCTTGTAACCCTGCAAAGCCTTCTGGTCGGCATCATAATCATCGTTGATGGCTCCATACATAGCTTCATCATCCGCATACTCCGTATCAGGATGGCGGGTCTTCAAACGCTCCAAAGCCAAGTCTCTCTTGGTCTTGGTTTCTTGCTGTTTTGCAGCACCAGCATTCTGCTCAATATTTGTATTTTCGTCCATATATATATGTGTATATTTATAAATCAATGCCCAAAATTAATGCTTTTTCCCGATTTTCATCTTTTATCCGTTAATTTAGTCTAATCTGATACTACTAATTCAATACTTTTTTGTATATTTGCAGTGTCAAATATGAAATATAAGGATTCACGATGCTATTTTATAGAGGAACGTGATGCTGATTTATTGAGGGCTTACAAAGAAATTATTAATGTAAGAGACAATATCAGACTCTCAGAGATTGAGGAAAAACTAGCCCAATCTCCGAGCAGAAGATTTTGGGTTTCAGAAGACCGTGCTTATATAGTCATATTAGACTTGCTGAAAGGAAAACCTCTTGATAATATGATTCCTACCCGAAAGGAAATGTATCAGGAGATTTTCAGAAGATTCCAGATTCATAAGAGTAATGAACCGTGCCTCAGTAATATGGATATTATCAAACGTGTATGTGCTGAAAAAGCACCCAGTTTCTATTTGACTCCTCAAAGCATACACGTAATTCTTAGCAGGGTGAGAAAGGAGGAGAAGCAAAGATGCTACGAGAGACGAAAGAGAAGATTGCGCTTTATGCTGGGTACATTATAATAATGTGTATCACTTTTCTTGGATATGATGGCATGGGTCTCTTTGACGATTGTTCTATTCAGAACCGACTAAGCTACCCTTTCTTTCATCAGAACATATTTCATGCAGCCATCAACCTTTACGTCTTCCATCAATGCTACCGAGCCATCCCTTGTGGCATCGGTCACTTGGTGGCATTCTATCTCATAGCCATCAGCTATCCCTTCACCTCATCCGTACCAATCATCGGTCTAAGTGGCTTTATCTATGCTTACATGGGATTTATTGCCCCATACGTGGAGAATAAGGTAAGATACAATCTCACCATTCTCCTATATATCTGTGTTGGAATCTTCTTCCCTTGCATGGCAGTTGGAGTCCACATCTATTGCTATGTACTTGGTCTGTTGTGGGGTTATCTAAATGCACCGCTATGCCAAGACAAGTAACCGCCACACAAGCCAAACTGACTGATGCTGTAGACAAACACGTATTGGGCATCCTGAAGGAGAACGAGAAGCGCATCAAGGAAATCAACACACCATTCAATCCCATCAAGGGTGAAGGTTGTGGAGATAAGCGATTCCTGCTCTTCCTTCCTGATTTCCCGATTCAGAGACAGCAGCTTCCAGTTTCGATGAAGAAGATTCCGCTCGTCAAGATGCTCATCGAGTTTGGTAGCTGCAAGGCTGTAATCGAGGAACTGCACAAGGATATAGACGAACCATACGACCTAGAAGAAGAGATTGAGCAACTGGTGGAGCAGTTTACTCGCATCAGAATGAAACACGACCCTTTCTTCTTCTTTGCCACATTCATCTATATCAAGCCGAAAGGTGGAGGTCTCCCCTTCCGCTTTGTGCTCAGAAGACCGCAGCGCAGACTGCTCAGGTGGCTAGAGGAGCGAAGAAAGAAGAATCGCCCTATCCGTCTCATCCTGCTGAAAGCCCGACAATGGGGAGGTTCAACGGTTATTCAGATGTACTTCCTATGGTTGCAACTCATGTGGCAGAAGGGTCTCAACTCGCTCATCGTGGCTCAGGTCAAGGACACAGCAGAGACCATTCGAGGTATGTTCGAGGAAGCTCTGAAAAACTTCCCTACCAAGTTCCTCTACGAAATGGGAGAAGCGTTCTCTGAGAACGAACCGAAGTTTGTTGGAGTTGGAACATCAGGTAATGTAAAGAAGGTTCCTCAGCGATTCTGCAAGATTAAAGTGGGTTCCATGGAACGACCGTTGTCAGCCAATGGTGAAGACTACAACTTGGTACACCTTTCTGAGGTGGGTTTGTGGAAAAAGACAGATGGTAAATCTCCTGAGGAGGTAGTACAGAATGCTACCAATGGTATTTTGTACCGACCATACACGATGATTGCCTATGAATCCACCGCCAATGGTACTGGCAACTTCTTCCATAAGGAATGGCTTGCCGCCAAAAAGGGACAATCTCAGTTTGAACCATTCTTTGTTCCTTGGTACGAGATATACGATATGTATCATCTTGAATTTGAAAGCAAGAAACAGAAGGTAGAGTTTGCCAAATGGCTATACGAGAACCGCAACAATACCAATACGATGTCCGACCGAGAGGAGCCATGTACCTATCTTTGGAAGTTATGGACACTGGGTGCTCCACTCGAAGCCATCAACTGGTATATTGCCGAGCGCAGGAAATTCACCGACCATGCCGATATGGCTGCTGGCTACCCTACCGATGATATTGAAGCATTCAAGCATTCAGGAGCCAAGGTATTTGCCGAAGACAAGGTTGACAAGTTCCGCAAGGGATGCCGAGCACCTAAGTTCATCGGTGATGTTTATGGTGATGGCTACAAGGGCAAGAAGTGTATGCAGAATGTCCGATTCTGTGAAGACAAGCAGGGGCAGTTGTGGATATGGAGCAAGCCTGAGACCTTTGATGATTGCAAGGTGATAAACCGCTATCTGGTCGTAGTGGATATTGGTGGACGTAGCAAGAATGCCGACTGGTCTGTTATCTGTGTCTTCGACCGCTATTGGATGATGGAAGGTGGCAAGCCGTATGTGGTAGCCCAATGGTATGGGCATATTGATATGGACTTGCTGGCATGGAAGGCGGCTCAGATAGCCAAATACTACAACGATGCTCTTTTGGTGATTGAATCCAACACCTTGGAGACGAAAGACAAGGAGCACATCTTGGAAGGTGGTGACCAGTCTGAGTTCATTCTGAATCAAATCAAGGACGTATACGACAACCTATATGCACGCAAGCAGAGTGAATCAGACATCAAGAATAAGGTTCCAGTGAAGTACGGATTCCATACCAATGTGGCAACCAAGCCAATGGTTATCTCAGTATTGGTTCAGGTTATCCGTGAACAACTCTATGTAGAGCGAGACGATAGATGCTTAGATGAATATCTCACATACGAGAAGAACGGAACGGTATACGAGGCAGCAGACGGAAAGCACGATGATTTGCTCATGACCAGAGCCATCGGACTCCATATATGTTACAACGAAATGGAAATGCCAAAGATGATAAAGAATCAGGCAAGAGTAATGAGAAGAAAGGTTTCTGTTTCGGCAGCAACCATCATATAGTTTCAAACAATTAATAATTTCGATTATGAAAGTAAAAAAGATTATCAAGCGCATCAAGTGCGAAATCATGTATCGCCAAGCTACGGCTAAGGCAGACTACGCATCCAAGAAGAACAATGGTGAAATCTTCTACGTCCTTCCTACGCAGAAGGGCAACCTCATGATTATGAACCGCCCTCTCTTCGAGGCATTCAAGAAGACCAAACTGGTAGACAACGACATGAAGGTCAGAGACCTATTCAAGGATTGTGTCTATCATACTAACTGCAAGAGTGAGAAGGGAAAGCGCAGCCGCAAGCGCAAATTTCTCAGATGGAAGGGCTTAATCTAAAATTTTTCTGCCCTAAATAAACGGATAAAAGATAGGTGGAGAAAATTCTGCCTATCTTTGCCTATTATTAATAATGTGTATCAAATATGATTTATAAAATAGTACAAGGAAACAGTTTCAAACTCCACATCATGGTGCGGAAGATGGACGTATCGAAAGAGTTCCAGCGACTCGTTGACTTCGATATGAATCTGGCTACCGACATCAGGGTTGAGTTATCGGGCTGTTTCTGCAATACAATTTCTGTTCCAGTACAAGTAGCAGGAATCCAAGGTAACGTACTGATATGCGATATTCCTTCCACCCTTGATTTAGGAAACTACAACGTCAGGGTATCATGGAAGTATGAGGGCAGCGAAATGGTCAGCACAGAGCGTAACCTTCTGAGAATCGTAGAACACAACTCTATGAGTAATGTTCCTATCGGCATCACGGAAGGAGAGCATACTGGCTTATTCAACCTTCGCTACTACATCGTGACCGAGAATCAGTCCACTTGCCCTGTATCATTCATCGTTGATAACGCTAAGTTCAGCTATACCATCAATGGTGAAACCCAAATGGTGGAGAGTCAGGAGAACTTCGTGATTAACGGAACTATCAGCAACGGAAAGAAACTGGAAGCCCAGTTCATGCCTATAGAAGGTTTCAGCATCGGTCAGGTAAAGGTTATCATGGACGGAAAGGACGTTACTGCAGAATATTACAACAGCAACACCAACAAAGTCTTCATCCCAGCCGTATCAGGCTACGTTACCATCACGGCAAGCGGAACCGTCAAGGCAAGTTATTATGGAGCTTCATCAGCCAAGAACATGAGTGAGTTGAACATGGAAGACCTTACGCTTATGGAAGGCACTCTTGTCGGTCAGACTCTCACCATCACAACCACGGAAGAGAAACCATACATCTGGTTTGCAAGCCGCCAGCCGCTGGAATTTAATCAATGTGGGTTCGAGGCATCCATGAACACCACAAAGCTAGGTGACCTCTACTACTATTGGTCAGACGAACTTGTAGCTGGTGACGATAACGAATATCAAATTAAACTAAAAGAATAATATGGCAGAAAAGAAAAAGTACAACAGCATCCTTGTAAGTGGGCGCAAAGACGAGACTCTGACATATTCGAAGTACATCAAAGACGAGGAATCGGGAGAATCTGTCAAGGAATCACTCGACAAGAAGGTCAATGTAACGGATAAGTTAGAGACTCAGCAAATCAAGGATGGTGCTATCACCAACGAAAAGATGGCTGCTGGTTCTGTTGGCAACACCAATCTCCGAGATGGTTCTGTCAGCAACGAGAAACTGGAGGACGGAAGTATCACCAATGAGAAATTGGCAGAGAACTCCATCACAAAAGACAAGTTGAAAGACAACACCATCGGTGTAGAGAAGTTAGACCCAGAGCTTCGTCAGACTATTAATGCGGCTACTGGTCTTCCTGATAATTTGATAGAAACCATTCAGAACGTAGATGATACACTGAAAGACCATCAGAGCCAGCTATATGATAAGCAATCGCAGATTGATGATAAGCAACAGCAAATCACCGCCAACGATGAAGACATTTCATTGTTGCAGACTCGTAGTACTCAGATGGAAGAAACTATCAAGTCTATAGCTGCTTCTGGTGGAGCAAGTCAGGCTACAGCAGTTACCTATAATAATGAGAAGTCAAAACTTATCGCAGTCAATATCCAAAGTGCAGTAGATGAGGTCGTAGATAAGGATTCCATCAAGGATGAGGAAGGTGTTATCCAAGATACTCCATTCAGAGTAATTGAGAACGAGGAGTTTCTTAAAGCAATAGTAGATTCAGAAGACAAGGTACTCTTTGGTTTCTACAGAGCAACTGGCAAGCCGTACTATCCTCAAAATGATATGTATCACATATCTCAAAGCGAAAAGTTCCTTTGGGTAATTCTTGATGCAGCTAATCATCCTCTTCTTGGTATTCTGCAAGATGGTACTTGTTGGGCAGCTAAGGCTCAGTGGATTGATGATGTTAAGGCTATCAAGGAAGTTCTTAAAACTTTCCAGCCAAAGGAAGACGGTAAGGGATTAATAAACATTGATGTAGCTGACAGCTTCTTCTATATCTCCAACGATGAGTATATCATCGCAGTAGTAGATTCAGAAAACAGAATACTTGCAGGAATCAAGTATGATGCACAGCCATACTTCCCTAACCATGAAATGTACTCTGTAATAACCAACGAGGAATGGCTTTATGCTATCATTGATACAGAAAACAAACTTCTCGGTGGTTTCCGTGCAAATGATGGTCACATGTTTGTTGGTGGCATTGATATTAGTACTTTTATCTCAGATGCTATTATTGATATAGCAGACATCAAAGAGCGTATTGCTCACCTTTCTACGATAGGAAATGATGAATATCTTTCTGTTGAGACTGATGCTGAGGGTAAGGTGATTGGATATATTGCTCCTGATGGTAGTCATTATTTCTATAAGGTAAAGTCTGAAACTATTCCAACAGAATTTGAGCATATTGAAGACCCTGAGAAAAGGATGGAGATTACTACTGATAGAGAAGGAAAAGTAATGTCTTATCGTGACTCACAAGGCAAAAAGCATGAGCATGATATGGAAGTAACAAATCTTGAAGTATCAAATCTTAACCTCCAAGGAAATAGTGTATACAATATACAAGATGCCTTGAAAGCAAACGGTTTTAATGTTAAAACCCCAGCTGATTGGAGTGAATACATTACCCAAAATGGCGATTATCCTCTGAACATTCCAATTCCTCGTTGTGCGAGATTAAATATAATTTCAAGTAGTGATTTGACAAAACTATCAAAAGTAGGTTTAGCTGATGCTGTAAAAGGTAAGAATTATGATATTCCTGCTGTCATTGAATTTTGGGACATGCAAGGTAATTATTTTAAGAAGAATTGTTACTTATCAGGACAAGGAAGTAGTTCTATGAAGTATATAAAGAAGAGCATTGCCCTTGATTTGTTTGATTCAGAGGTTGGGGGTGATAGCTTTTCTGTGAAGTTTGGAGAGTGGGTTCCTCAAGACTCATTCCATTTAAAGGCTTATTATACAGACCCATTCAGGGGAATGTGTGTAATAGGCTACTCTATATATAATGATATAGTAAAGACTAGAGGATTAGAAAAGGATTATGTTTGGAAAAGAGCCTTGCTTAATACAGATGCAATAACTCCTACTAACCCTATCGTAGATGGAAAGAAAGAAGTGCTATTATATACAGAAAGTGGTGCTCGTTGTTTCCCTGATGGTTTTCCTTGCATGGTTTTCCAAAATGGAGAATTTTGGGGATTATATAGTTTTCAGTTAAAAAAGCATCGTAGTAATTATTGTCTGAATAAGAAAACGGAAGAACATATACATCTTGATGGAAATATTAGCGAAACATCATTGTTCAATGCTAATGGTGATAGTTCTTTGATTCAATGGAAAAACATTTACAAGGTTGGTTTTGAAATCAGAAATCCTAAGTCGTTGTATCTTATGAATGGAAGCGAATATGATGCAGACCTCAATTCTGGTGAACTTATAGATGAAACATCTGAATTTTATGATGAATCAAAGCATAAGACTAGTGCAAAAGTTAAGAAATACATAATTGATTTCTCAAAGACACTAGCAACAATTAAGGCTGCTGAAGATGTATATTTAGGCAATAAAACAGATGAAAATCTCAAAGCTATAAAAGATACATTTGAGACTTATTTCGATAGCGAAAATCTCATTGATTATTTAATAACTTGTGATGTGCTTAGAAATACAGATGGATTTGAAAATAACTGGCAATGGGTTACATATAACGGAGTAAAATGGTATGTATGTTTATATGACGTAGATGCAACTTTAGGTAATCATTGGCAACCAGTTCAAACTATAAATCCTCCTTTGTATGGTAAGCATGTTACTCAAATAATAAGCAAGATTTCTATGATGAAATATATAACCACTTATTACGTGAGTGAATTAGAAGAAAGATATGCTTATTTACGAAAAAATGGAATCATAGATGCAGATAGAATAGTAACAAAGATAAGAGATTGGATGTTACGTTTTGGTGGTCAATATGCTTATGAACTTGAAGCTAATAAGTGGACTGATTTCGTTAAAAATGATAACATCTTTAGAGTTCATAAGTGGATAATTACCGAAATAAATAATTTGGATAAGGTATACCACTATAATTCAGAAGTTTAACATTTAAATATATTTAATTATGGGAAATTGTTTAGTAACAAGATTGAAGGCATCCGTTAATAACCCTGACCTTCCGAAACTTGGCTATTTATCAGCCAAAATGAAGAATACTTCAGGAAATTATGTAGATTTTACCTATAAAGGTGCTATTAGAGTGTTTATTGATGGTGATAACGGAAGTGGTCACATCAAGAATATAGCAGGAACAACCTCTAGGGATAACAATAGAGATAACTCTTTTCAAAAATTCTCTGTTGGTGAATACAATGTTTATATAGAGAAAAGTCCTATATTTAAATTTTTTAGTCATTCTGCTGGTTATATTGACGTAGATTTGGAGCAGTTTAAATATTGCACAAATCTTGAAGAGTTGTATTTTGGTAGCCATTCTGACCCAAATGCTCCTTCATCCAAACCTAATCAGCGTGAATATTTTTGGAAAGGTGATATTGCTAATTTAGCCTATCTTACTAATCTGAAAATCCTTAAATGGGACTGCAGAAGCATACCTTACGAAAACCACAAGGTGTATGGTAATATTGAATCTTTAAGCAATTTAACTAACCTTCAAGAGCTTTCATTAGCCGAAATGAAAGCTCTTACAGGTGATATAGTAAAGGCTTTTGGTAAGATGGTAAAACTTACAGATTGTAGAATTTATAATAACGCTTGTTCTGGAGAAACTATCGACCTTGTAGCAGCATGGAGAAGTAATGGAAAAACAACTGGTCAGCTTATATGGAACTACATGTATTCATCTCCAGGTATCACCTTCGGTGGTAAGAAATTTGGTTCAGAGTTTGATATCTGTACACTCTTTTGGGAACCAGATTGGTGTGCTGTTGTTGCTTCTGCTTACGTTATATGTAGCAAGAATACTCCTTCGTCTAAGATAACAGAGTGGAAGAGTGCTGGTAAGAGCGTTGAAGTTGTAGATAAAGCTTAAAATATAAATAAGTATGGAAAATAAAATTTTGACAAAACCTTTTAAGGTTATTTACAAAGGTAAGGAATTAGTTAAAGAATTAACTAAAGAACCTAATAATAACAAGGTTTATGTGGCAGTAGATGCTACCGCAGCAGAGTTTAACACATACACAGAAGCCAAGGCTTACGTAGAAGAGCACAACTTGGTGTATGAGGAGCCAAAGTATGGGGAGTAAACCATATAGATAAAAGAAGAAGGGTGAGTCAAAAGATTCACCCTTTTCTTATGCAGCAAGTAGAAACAACTACATTAATCATACACTTTGAAGAACTTCTCGCACAGCATCCCAATCATATAGCATGGCTCCTCGCTCATCATATCAATTCCATCCTGCTCACAGATATGCGCTACCACATGAAGAAGCTCATGACCTATTGTATTGATAATGCTACCATCAGACTCACACTCCCCAATGGCAAGCACACTCCTTCTTTCTGATAGGTTGGAATAGGTAAGTCCCCTATCTCCACTCGATAAAGACAGATGCTTGTATGCTTCCGATAACGGATTTCCATTGCAGCCAATATTAGAAAGAGCATGGCATATCTCATCGGCATCAGATGGCTGATAACCTATGAAACATACTATGCTCCAATCGTACTTCGGAAGTTGTATTAACCTTTCAATCATAACACATCTTCCCAAGGGATAGGCACACCATTATGGCAGCAGTCGGCATAGAATCGGTTGAAGATGAAGCCATCCTTCTGGTCGGCATCATCCACCATATCCTTGATAAACTGGGCTAGCTGCTCCTCATCCTTGATGGAAGACTTGTAGAAGTCTGCCCTCGCCATATTCGCCACATATACATGGTCGTAGCCTATCTTATTCTTCACCTCTACACCCTGGCCAAGCAGCAAGGCATCCACCTTCTCCTTATCCCAAAACGATACACTTACATCACGCTTGGAGGAAGGGTCATACTTGAACATCAGGCTCACTGCCCACTCGCACATCTTCTTGCTGAAATGATAGCCATTGTATCTGAGATAAGAAACCATTCCCTCAGGTTTGAGGTCATACATATCCAATGGCAATCTGCATGTTACCCTGCTGCAAGGCATTGATAGTCTGCATACCGCTCATACCAACCTGATTACCTACACTCTGAACCTGAGAGGTCAAGGCAGAAATGGCACTCTGAATCTGACCTTCGGTGCAGTTCAACTGGGTAGCCAAATTGCTAAGAGCATTGCGGTTGCCACCGATGGCATCCATCAGGAGACCACGACCATAGTCATTGTTAATCTCGTTGGCGAGACCACCACGACCATTATTGCCGAAACCTCCCCAGCCGTTACCTCCCCAACCCATGAGGAAGAAAAGGAAGATTACCCACATGAACCATCCACCTTCGACACCGAAACCGTTGTTTCCCTTCATGGCAAGGAGAACATTTGGGTCAACACCCTGCTTCTGGAGCAGAGGTGCAAGAAGACCGAGCATCCCACTATTAGATGTTGAGCCTTCATTTCCGAATACATACGTTTTACTTTCCATATTATCCTGAATCTTTTGTTAAACATTAATTGATTAATAATACGTAACGTTACGAGCACAAAGATACGAATAATATGGATAGAGATAGATAAACTCGTAAAAGATTATATAAGTACCTGATGAGCAAAGATTTATGGTTACGGAAAAGGTCGTAAATATATAGGAGGGGCGATTGCGTCTCTCCTATATATATAATGTGTAGCGATTGCTAAAGGTGTATTCCATACTTTCGTGATAGCTTGTGGAAGAAAGCCTTCTTGTTGGCAAAGTATCGGATGAGCGACTTATTCCACTTCTTTTCATGCCCGAACTGGTCGTGAATGCCTTCGGGTATCTTGCCATCGTGAACATACTTTTCAAAGGATGAGATAGACTTGCCCATTTCGTGAGCACACCATCCCTTGTTGGCTTGCGTATCATTCATCATGGCAGTAAGAAGTGCCACAAGTTCCATATCTCCTTCCGACAGACCGCAAGGGATAGGCTTACACTCTTCTTGGGCAACTGCTGATTCATGTGCCTTATCGGCTAGAGCGCGAAGTCCAGCTTCGATGATGCTGTAATTTACTAATTGCGACATAAGCATATATAATTAAAATGAGTGTAATCAGGAACATATCACAATAGTACATATTGTTTGTGATAACGATAGAGCCGAACATGATGTGTATTACGTTGACTCCTGCTGAACATAAGAGCGGTATTCTCCACTCCACGCACAATCTGTGCAGAACCTGACCTCTCCAAAGAGAAATCGGGTAAAGAATGTAAGTGATGAAGTAGAAGAACCAGACTGGTTCCTCATTCTCTTCGTACTATAGTGTTATCTCCATCTTGTTGTCATAGAACTGAGATACACAATACCATCGCATAAACATGACCAATATAGGCGCATACTTGAAATAGACTAAATCTGTCTTAATCTTGCTGCGTTCAGGGAGTAACTTAGTTATCTCTCTAAACAAATTCCTGACACGTTGGTCTTCGTCTTCTTCTTTTCTCATAAGCCATTGTTTTTTTTAAGTTTATATGATTGAAATTCTTTTGCTGATTTAATCAAAAATTCTTAGAGGTAGCAAATATAATAAGAAATTAGGAAACAGCTATATTTATGCACAACTTTAATAGTTAAACTTTACAAATACTTACAGATTGATATATTTACGCAAGAAATAGATGCAAAAAGTTTCAGATTGAAAGCAATTATCCCCCGAAAGCCTAGCACTTTCAGGGGATAGTCATATATGTATTACTTCTCAGCCTTCGCCTTCTGGTTAGCCACAACCACCTTGTTAGCCTTCTCCAGCACGGCAAGAATCTTCTTTCTCAGGTCACGAATCTGTTTCATGTCCTCAGCGTTGTAAGCATCCTTGCCATCATCCAAGAAACCTTTCTTCAACTCGGAAATCTCCTGCTTATCAAGTGAAATCTCGTCAATGGCATCAATGGCAGCCTTGTTGGTGTTGTAGTAGGCATCGCTCTGACTAGTAGCAGTATCAACCAATAGGTCGTAGGAAGTCTTGAATCCATTCAGTTTGGTGTAGAGTTGTTTCAGCTTCAAGTCCTCGAAATCATCCTTTGGAGTAGCGTGAGCCTTGTATATATCCTCAGCATTCAACTTGTGAGGTCTATACTCCTCCCCACTCTCCTCAGCACGTTCCTTCTTCTTGTCTTCCTCATACTTCTTCACCTTCACATCATCCTGCTTGTACTGCTTATACTCCTCAGAGCCGTAGAACCGCTCCAGCATAGAGTAATCACCATCCACCTTAGCTTGTTTCTTCAACTTACTCAGGGTATTGGCTGCACGGTCGTGGTTCTCCTTCATACTCCAGAACTCATCACCTTGTTTCTTAGTAACCGGTCTATCATCAGGATTGCTGACGAACTTGCTGAATAATGGAATATCAGCCACCTTGATTTCCTTCGGGTCGTTGAGTGACTTGGTAAGCAAACCGAGCACCTGACTGCCCATGGTGTAAGCACCACCGAGATAAGAAGACAATACATGGTCAACCACGGCAGGGTTATTCAGGTTGTATCTTGGGTCACCGAAAGCATCAATGCTGTTCTGCTGCACATCAGGATAGTCGTTTCCGATTGAGTTAACCATCTTGGATGCACGAACCAACCAATCAGGAGTACCCACGTATGCCTTGGTAAAGTTCGGGTCATACTTGTTATACTCTGTCTCCTTGAATAATGGTTTGCCAGTGAAGTCAACATTGAAAGCCAACTCAAAGACTGGGCGAATAGCATTCGGCATCAGACTGACAGCAATATTGCCATCATAGCCAGTAGGGTCAAGCGGAAGCATATCCACCACCTGACCGAGCAAGTCTTCTGCATACTGGCTCCAACTCTCCTCAGCCAACTCACCACCCATCATCTTGGATGCAATCATATCACCTATTCCATAGAATGCACGGAACTCCTGAGCAAGCGGAATCTTTATATACTCATGGGTAAACGGAACCCACATAATCAGGTTGTTTCTTCTATCCCACTTGGTGAACTGCCAGTACTTATCCTTATCATCATCACCGCCCAACAGACTCATCAGAGCAGCGTTAACGATAGGAACCAACACACCACTCGCCAACCATGATGCAGTAACAGCCGTGAACTTGAAAGGATGATGCTTGGCAAGCGCACCCAATGTCTGCAAACTCTGTACTGCTGGGTTGATGAAGAGATAGAGGTTTCTAATCATCTGCCAGCCATATTCTCCAGTACCCTTTCTGTTGAAGTTCAGAGTCACGTCCTTTGCATCATTCACAGCCTCATCAATAGAACGTCCATACTGAATAGATGTCATGTAAACCGCAAATCGGTTACTATCCTCGATTGCCCTATTCAGAAACTCGATACTATCCATAATGGTATGCCCTACCTTTACTGGGTTCGCCTTCCATCTATCCAAATCCTTCAAGTCATTCTTGAATTTCTTCTTCAAGTCTTCCACGTCAAGTGAAGAGACAAAGCCAGTCTCACCACCATTCATCATGAAGTCATAGAACATCTGTTCCTTTGGTGTAGCGTTTCCGTTGCTTACCTTCTCTTTTAACTTGCCATTCTGATAGTCTTTCAGCATGAAACCGAGATTCCAAGAGGTAGCAAGATTCTTTCTGAGCAGATAGTTGTATCTTCCATCCTCACGAATAGCGGTAGATGCAAGGGTCATGGTCAGGTCTCGGAAGTAGTTGGAAGGGATGAAGAGAGGTGAAAGACTGGTATAGGCAGCAGCCATCTTTCTTCCCAACCAAGCAGCAGCCCTATCAAGTTTACCGCTCTGAATCTCTCTTACTCGGTGTGCTCTGGTATTGTTCATCGCCTGAGCCAACTGAGGGTCACCATTAACGTAGATAACATACTCCTCTCCATCCTTCATCACTCGCACCTCATGCTCTCTCTCCTCGCTATGAGTCTGAGGATAGGAAATGTTCAATCCATCTCTCTTCTGAGTAGCATCGCCAGTCTGAGCCATCTGCTCCATCTTCTTCTCGAAAGCATCAATGGCAGCCTTCACCTGATTGCTATTCATCTGAGAAGTAATCTGAGGTGTAGCAGGAATCCACTCCTCGTTTCCGTTGGCATCCGTACTCTTTACGTACCAAGCCTTGCTCAGGGTCAGCAGGGAAGTTGGATGATTCTGAGCCAAGAGCATCAGGTGTTGCTTCACCCAGTTCTTGTTGTTCAGCAGGATTCCACTCTCTGCCATATTCTCGATGTAGGCGATAGGGTCGTCAGCGATAGAGGTTCGTCCGTGAGCCGTCTTCAAGGTCTGATTGAACGCACCCTTGCCGCCACCAACATAGTCCCATACTTGGTCGGCAGTAGTGCCATCCCAGCCACGGAGAGGAATATAATGGCTATACATATCACGCACATACTGATAAGTATCTTTGCTCATCATGCCAGCCTTATAGCCATCACGGAGAATCTTCTTGGTAGCCGCATTCGTTGCATCCCAGAGGTCGTGAGTCTCGGTTACATACTTATCCTCAATATCCTTTACAAGTTTGTAGGAAGCTTCCTCGAAGTCTGAGCCGTCAAAGAGAGCAGACAAACCTGAGTAATCATAGACAATACCATTCTTGTCGTAGCGATAGTTCATATAAGAAGGAGAATATTTCACCCTGAGTGCATTGTCTCTCTGTCTCCAAGTATTGAAGTCTACTCTGCCAAACTCCAAGTCGCTATCATTAATGATACGGTTCATATCGCCCTTGTAAGCCTTGTATGCTGCACTTCTCTGAGCCACGTCATCATAGTCAGCATCCAGAGACATCTTGAATGCCATCTGTGCATCACGCTCCAAGCCATGCTTAGCCATCATGTAGATACGTACATTATCATAGCTATCACCCAGTACCTTCTTCATCTGATGATAAGCCTTTCTAAGTGGCTGCAAGAACTCATTGTTATACTCCTCAAACTCATTCTTGCCCTTGCCGTGACTTCTGTTCTCGGCAGTATAGGCATCCTCAGCCATATTCAGGCGGTCAACACCTACTTCCTTCATGATAGCTTCCTGAGCCTTGCGGATAGCCAGCATACTATCTTGGAAGGCGATACGTTTCAGAACAGAACCACGCTGCAACTCTCGGTTGAACTCTCCAAGGGCTTTATCATCACTCAGAAGATGCTGCTCGTAGGTTGGAGCAGTCTTCCACAGAGCCATCTTCTTGCGGTACTCATCCACTCTTCTCAGGAAGTCAACGGCACTCTCTCCAGCGTTGCGTTGTGGGATGGTTGGTCGCTTGGCATCCTTAGGCAGATTATTATCCTTCTTCCACTGGTTCAGGTCGTGTTCAAACTGGTCATAGCGCAAGGAGAACTTGGTATTGCCCACGATATTGGCATTGTTCTCATCGAATATCACATAGTTGTAATCGGCTTCCTCAGCACCGCCATGAATCATGCCAGCAGGGTACTTGATGCCGACAAAGCCTATTTCACTCAAAGCCATTGACGCTAATTTTGCACCACGCAAAGGTCTTTCACGGTCGAAGAAGTCTTCCAAAGCATGATAAAGTTCTTCACCTTTTAATGTAGGAAGTTTCTGCATACCGTTCTCAGGAGAATCAAGTTTCATTTGGATGATACGCTCAATCCTATCTTTATCATATCTCGCTCCACCATCTTTGAAATACTCGTTATCACTAAAACCATGATGGGTTATCTCCCATAGTCTGTACCATTTTTCCAATGGGAAGTTTTGAGACTCATTCCATCCAAGGTAATTTTCACCATTATCATCAGGAATATCAACATCATAGAGAAATCCTCTTGGTACATTGGCAAAGTCTTCTTCCTTCATTCCACGCACAGCTTTAATCATATTATCGTATAGTTGAAGGTCTTCTTTGTAGCCATCTATCGTCTCCTTTCGATATTTTTCCCTATTTTCAGGAGTATCTTCCAAGTCGTTCTGATAGAAATAAATCTCATAGCTACGTGGATTTTCCTCACCATGTTCCCAAACATTAATCTTCTGTTTTATGTTATCAGTTTCCACCTTATAGCTACGTTCAGCCTCAGCCTTCAACTCATTCAAAGACTTGCCATAGGCTATTTCCCTTGCAATATGCTTGTAATCATCAAGAACATTCTCGTTATTACGATATTTATTTGGAATATTCTTATCATTGCTTAACCATTCGCTTATCTTGTTTTCTTTGCCACGCTTAGCATATTCACCGCCTATCTCCTTAGAGTTGGTAACATACACACCATGACCGAATGTCTCACTTCCCTCGCCTTCCAAAGCATGAGACAAATCGAACTTGTCAAACTTAGCACCAGTACCATGATAGGTACGGATGCTAAACTTAGGGTCAGAGCCAGTAAGCAGAGGAGCAATCACATGTTCCGTCAACTGAGTAGGGATTCCGTTGCCGATGATTGTATGGCTCAGGTTCTCGGAGAATGGCATCTTGTAATCATCGCTCACTCCTGATACTCTTGCGAGCACTCTGCCCATGGCACGATATACCTTGCCGTCAGGCATCACAATCACGTCACCACTCTTGGTTCTGAGTGTTGGCAGGAGTTCATCAGCGAAGGCATGAGGAACCTTTCCGTCTGCATAGGCACTACCCATCACATATAATGGCTTGTCTATGTTGCGCCAGTCAATGCCATCAGCCTTCAAACGAATATCCATCCAAGGAGCCACACCATTCTTCTTCTCGGTCAGGGTCGGGATAATATCAGCCACAGCTTCATACCATCCGCTCTTGTGTGCCATCTTCTTTGGCTTTTCAGGGAGTTTACCATCACGAACCGCACGGACAATCAATCTCTCTCGGTTGGTGTAGCCGCCATAGTCAGCAGCGTTATACACATCAGCATCCCAAGTATAGCCGTTGGCATCCAGAGCATCGGTAATAGTCTTCATGGCATCCGAATCCTTATATCCCTTCACATTCTCAATGGTCACCACCTTTGGCTTTACGGCATTGATAAACTCGGCAGTACTAGCAGCAGTCTCCTTGTCAAGTTCTACCTCAGCATGGTTACTCTTTGCCTGAGAGTAGTTCTTGCAGACTGGGCTAGCATGGAAGTACTCCACCTCGCCATCTATCTGCTTCACCAACTCTCTTGGGTCAACATCACGAACATCAGCAGTAACGATGTGCTGTCCGAAGTTGTTGCGATATACACCGCTTATCTTCTCGTCATACTCCACTGCCACCACTGGGTCGATGATACCCTTCAAGCCTTCCTCAACAAGACCGCCACCGCTAAAGTAGGTTCCAGCCTTAATGAGAGTGCCATCAAGGTTCTTCAAGGAGAACTTAGGGTCACGCTCAATAGCTTCTGCAATATGAATAGCCTTCTTGTTGGCTTGTTTCCATCCCTCAGGTTTCTCCATCATAGATTTCAGAGAGAATCGAATATCATTGTTGTCGGCAGAGAAATCACCATTGTTATTCTCGGCAGACTTGATTTGGTTGGCATCCAGAGCACAATATGAAATCTTGGTAGGCTCATAGCTATCATCCACCTCTTCAACAAAGATGGCTCCATCATAGCCTTTCTCCTTAATCTTGTCAGCCATTCCCTCTTCATCCATGATACCCCAAAGATTGTCCTGAGTGTCCATTCCCACCATGTACTCCCAGCCAGTCACATCTTCGTAGATTCTATCATAGTCTTCGCCAGTCAAATCCATCGGTCTTCGGATATTCAGGAAGCAAGGAACCACATTAGCCTTGCCGCCACGATGTCTAGACGAATTGGATGCAAATTCCTCAGCTAAGCCCTTATCAGGAGAGAAGAAGAATCCCTCAGCCTTCACCTTGTCTTCAAGCCCCATAATAAAGCGGACACCCTCCTTCTTCTCAAAGGTGTTGAACTCGGCACTTCTGCCATGCCAAACCACCATAGGTTCGCCATTCTCATCCACCACCTTGGAAGCATTCTCAGGGTCATTCTCCCAATCACCGAACCAGTTCTTGAAGTTGGCAGTACGGACGGTTGCCCATTGTTCTGCATCCAGTTTGGTCTTCTCACCATTAGGAGCAGTCATATAGGTTCCGTTTGCCTTGGCATCAGCCACAATCTTCTCCTTCTCTGCTTTCAGAGAGAAACGAATATTGTCGCTGCTATTGATAGCTTCATAGAAGGCACGCTTGCGGTCTGCATCGCTCTTTTCGTCATACTCAAAGATTGATACACCAGCATTCTTCAATGCCTCCTTCACCTCTTTCTTGGTAGTAGTAGGAACAACAGCAGCAGAGAACTCATCAAATCTAACTGGACGTTCAAACTTAGTCTCAAAGTACATGGCAGGATGCTCTTCCTTGATAGCCTTAACCATATCCTTCAAACGTTTAGTGTCCTCATCTGAGAAGTCCACATTGTACTCCTTCTTCAAATAGGCTTGTGGGTCACTTGTCATTGCCGCCTCAGAGAGTCTTGCCAAACCATAATCGTCAAAAGTTCCAGTTGCGTCAGGCTGGCACTTCATGCCAAGTTCAAAGAATACATTCGACCACTTTTCTCTGAATTTATCAAATTTCTCTCGGTCAGAAGTCAACAAACCTTTCTTGGAGCGAATATCCTTCAATGTTCCATAAGAAGGCATCAGTCTTGCAGCAAAGTTTTGGAAAGATACAGCCGCACCAGTTGCACCATTCCGACCTTGTTTCTTCATTATCTTGGAAACATTCTCCAAGGTGTTTGGCACATATCTACGATTGCCACTAGGAGTAAATCTATCAAAGATTACCTCCTTAATGCCATATTCCTTTTCCTTTCCTTCCAGCCAAGTATTGAACTCATCTGTCAGGTTGTTGGTCTTAATGTAGTCTTCCACCTCATTAAGCGTATCATCCGTGTCAACACCAGTCTTACGATGGTCATACTCTACATCACGGACGAAGGTCTGCACACCCTTATAGTTGAAACCATATTCATCATATAGTTCAACATTCTCCTTGGCAATGGCATATCTCATTCCACCCTTAGCACCAGCATCAACGATAGACTTGTTTCTTTCCAGCCAAGCCTTGGTCTTCTCCTCATACAAATCCTTATCGCCATCAAACTTTGCCTCAATGTACATATCCAAGACCTTCTGGGCATCAGCCTTGCCGATACCATAGATATTGAAGTCTCCAGCAGTAATAAACTTCAACTCGTTATAAGCCTCATCACTAAACTTAGGCTGAATCTTCTTCGGTTCAGGAGCCACACCTTTTTCGTGAAGGAACATATAAGCCATAGCAGAGTTCGCTTCTCCACCATCCAGCCATCTGTCAAGTCCTCTTCTTACCTCGCTATACATATCGCTAGGAACAGAACTAACATCTTTAGAAGCTTTTTCAGCCCCCTTATTGCTCATCTGTCTCTCTACTTGCGGATAGATAGAAGTATAAGCATCACCCTGCCAAGTACCTGCATTCTTGCCAGTACGCTTGGCAATCTTATCGGAAGGCATAATCAAGGAAATGCCACCATACGCCTTATGGTCTTGCCTACTAGAGTCAATGACTGCAACAGACGGATTGGCAAGACCACCCTGCTTGATAGCCTTCAACAGCTTCTCTTCTGATATATTGTGTACACCTACAAGAGTTTTTTCATCCTTCAATGAAAACTTTTCGCCATTTTCCTTGGTAGTTTCAGAAGAATTGTCTATCTTTGCAGCAGAACCTTCGGTTTGGGAGAGAGCGGTGTCACCTCCCAACGAAGTAGCGGCAGTGTCTGTCCTCTTGTCGCTTGCCGAAGTTTCCTTTTTAAATGCAGTCAACAACCAAGACTTTCTTTCTCCATCCCAAGTAAGACGAACACCAGCCTTATGGGTTTCACTTTCCAAGTTTACACGATTCTTACTTCTTAAAACTACACGCATATCATTCAGAATCTCCTGCAAGTTGTCAAGAACCTCAGGATGATACTTCACAAGTTTAGAAAGACCATAGCCATCACTATGCCCAGTTCCTTCTTTGCCCCAAACCAAATCAATATCGCCAATATCCTTATGATGAAGAGCACCAACAGCTTCTCCACCACGAACCTTCTTCAAGAACTCTATAGCAGCTTTAGCTTTACCACGGAACTGATTGTATATGTTTCCAAAAGCACCAACACCAACTGGCTTGATTTCAGCAGCCACACCTTTAGTGTTGCTCATGCCATCAATGAGATTATCAACCATACCATAGCTATCAGCCACCGCCTTCTTCAAAGCAGCAGGAATATCGGCAGGAACATCTTCCTTTCTTCTCATTCGTCTTACCACATAATCTATAGCTTGGGCAGCATCAGAAGTAAAGATGCCAGTCTTATAGTTGTATGACTGGGCATTGTTCATACCATAACCAACATCATGTGTCTCATGTGGGAGATTCTGCAATTCGGTCAGCACCTCTATCGCCTTGGCATTGTCGGCAATATCCTTCATGTTGCCAATGGCAGCACTAACAATCTGGTCAACCTCTTCATCAAGCAAGCCCTGCTTGGTAGCCGAAGACTTCACCTCATTGTCCGAGATATTAGGATATACCTCAGTAGGATGAGCCACACGACCATCAGGCAAAGTGATATAGTATCTTAGTGGACGATTTGTAATATCGCTCACAACATAGCTATCAGCAGTAGGCTCATACACTCTCTTCTCCTTGCCGCCAGCAGTCTCTTCGATGTGATAAGGAACACCATTCACCTTATAGGCATCCTTCAATGTAGAAAGAACTTCCTTCTTCTCTTCATCGCTGAGTTTCTTGCCAGCTTCAAAGCGAACTGGTTTTGACTTCAACGAAAACTTAGTGTTACCAACTATCTTTGCATCATCCTCATTAAATATCACATAGTTCAAGTCACCTTTTTTCGCTCCACCCCATATCGTACCAGCATAATACTTGATACCTGTAAAGCCGAGTGAAGATAGGAAGTTGCTAGATGCCACAAAACTGTCATGTTCCTCAAACTTTGTTCCATTCAACGCATAATACAACAGCCCATTGTAAACATCGCCAAAGTTTTTGTCAAGTGAGTAACCATTGCGTACCAACCTATCAACATCAACACCTAGTTTCTCCAAACCTTCACGAACAATCTTCTTTTGCTCCTTCTTCATTGGTTTGTTCCAATCAAGGTAATTGTTGCCAGTATCATCAGGTATCTCTACCTCGTATCTGTTAGCCTTGGCACGTTTCAAAGAAGGAATATCTTCCTCTGTCAAGCCCTCAAACAAAGACTTCAACTTATCGAAATCAGCCAACTCCTTCTGTGCTGCATTTTTTTTCCACTCTGGCTCAGTCTCGTCATTGACGATATTCTCATCCTCCTTGATAAGTTCATCCATTCTGTTAAAAGTTTCCTTCTTTGCCTTATAGAAAGAACTTCTCACAGCATTATCAATGAATCTACCGAACCAATTATCACCATTCTTGATAGCCTTGAAAGCCTTTGGAGTCTTTATCTTCTTTACCTTAGCGTTCAGAGCATAGGATGCACCGATTTTAGCCGATTTAGTCACGTAAATACCATGACCGAAAGTTTCTGAGCCAGCACCTTCATAGGCATGTGAAGTATCAAAGCGGTCAAAGTTCGCTCCTGTTCCGTGATAAGTCTTCAACGAGAACTTGGTGTGCTCTGTGATTCTCATATCCTCAGGCTTGAAGATAACATAGTTGGTATCATTTTCCTCTGCACCTCCCATGATGGTTCCAGCAGGATATTTGATGCCAGTAAAACCAAGAGAAGAGAGGAACTGGCTTGCAGCCTTTGGGCTACCCATCCATCTAGATAAACGATTGTACACAAATCGTATATTATCCTCAACGTTTCCATTGTCATAGGTGGTTCCCCTAGTTAGAGCATTAGTCTTCACAAGGATTGGAATCATCTGCTCCTTGTCTGCATTCTTGATGTAATCATACAGAAGAGTTCTGAACACAATATCCTTTGAAGCCATATCATCAAGGGTCTTAGCATCCAAGCCATAAAGACCTTCAATTATCTTTGTTGCAACCTCATCAGATGGTTTCTTATCCCATTCCAGATAGTTTCTGCCATTATCCTCAGGTATATCCACCTCATAGAGATTATGGTATGGCTCAGCCAACTTCTTCATTTCATTGTAGAAGTCAATCTTTTCCTGCTCTGTAAACTTGTCATTCATGGCTATTTGCTTATCACCATGCAGGAATGACTCTAGTGTAGGATATTTCTTGGCGAATCTTGTACCATTAGAACGCTGAATGCGATAATATGCTTTAGAAGGGTCATTATCCATCATAGTAGCATAGCTTTTCCCTATCTTCTTTGAAGATGTAACATATCCACCCCAACCGAACACTTGTGAGCCAGCACCCTCTCCCATGTGGTCGAAGTCAAACTCTGTGAAGTCAGCACCGCTACCATGATATACCTTCAACGAGAACTTAGGAGCATCAGCTATCTCCTGATTGATTCTGTTCACAACATCATCAGTAACAATATCGCCATCCTGAATCTGCTGAGGTTCACGACCAGCATTCTTCACAAGTTCCGCTTGCTCTGCTCTGGTTAAGATACGGTTCACCTTCATCGCACCAGTAATCACCCAAGGTTCAGTCTCAGGGTTCGGGTTGGTACGATACATATAATATCCATCAGTAGGCAGATGTTTCAAGCCAGCGAGAGAATGCTGATACTTGCCATATGGATTGATACCCTCTTGGCGAGCTTCCTCCTGATAATCTACATCAGCAGCATACTCCACCTCAGCGAAGACAAAGTTCTTAGGGAAGAGAGTCTTGTTGCCCTCAGCATCCTTGCGGTTGAACTGAATAGCATAAGGCACGACACCAAGATGCCAGCCTGGTCTATAGGCTAGCTTACCGCTACCGCCTTGTGTTCCCTTGCCGCCCTGCTTAACCTGAGGTCTGCCAGTCTTGCTTTCTCCTGCGATAGGAGCAGCATCAGCATCGAGCCATACACCAACTGGAGTAGCAGCACCATCAGGGTTCGCTACCATTGGTGGATAGAGTTTGCCATCCTTTAGCACGAACACCTTGTAGCCGATACCCTTCTTCTTAGGTTCAGGCTTTTGACGGAGAGAGAAGGAAACATCTTCGCCAGTCTCAGAGTTTGTCACCTGACCCTTGGCAGTCCTCACGTAGGCTTGTTCGATAGAGCGGATGATGTTCTTGGTCACATCGCTATACTCTGTACCAAAGAATGCCAACTTAATCTTCTGCAATATCTCATGGATAGCAGCGAGCAGAGGATGAGACATCTTCATAGCGATAGTGTGAGCAAGGTTCAAGTCACGAATCATTTCACCTACCGAATCAGCAACAACCTCCTCAGCATAGTAATCTCTAGCACGTCCAGAGAATCCAGCATCGGAATATCTCTTCATTGTCTCATCAACCGCCTTGTCGAAGGCATCAGAGCCATAGGTATAAAGCACAAGCTGAGTCAACTCATTGTATGCAGCAGGGTTCAGGTTCTTGATTTGGTGAGTCATTTCGTGACCGAATATAAACTGAGCACCTTCCGTGATGGAAGAGTCAAGAGTGATGAATATTGTACGATGAACGTTGCCATCGGCATCCGTAGTCTCCTGAATCCAGCCGTTTCCCAACTTGTCAGAGTACTGCCATTGAATGTTAGCACCCATCATCTTAGCCAGTCTCCCGAAAGCCTTGCGAGTCTTCTCACCCACGATATTGTCAACGACCTTCATATCATCCACCTTATTCTTCTCCACATCGGCAGCACGCTCGGCAGTTGTCTGCTGCTTGCCATTCTCCTTAGCAGAGAAAGGAAGGTCTGATTCATCACGCTGTGCGCCTAAAGGATTCTCATCAGTAGCATCCTCAGGAACATTTATATTATCATTTATTTTGTCATTTTTCTTCTCATTATCCGTTTCATTAGACAAATCATTAGATTCATTAGACGATTCATTATCCAACTTCTCCTCTGACTTCGCCTGCAACTCAGCCTTTTCATCCGACTTCGCCTGCAACTCAGCCTCTGGCTCAGCCTTGTGCTGTTCAGCATACGCTGCATTCTCCTGAGCACGTTTCTGCTCTTCAAGTATGTTCTCTGCCTGAGCAATGCGAATATTTTTAACATAATTCCTTGCTTTCGATGCCTTAAAACCGCTATTCAGCACACCGATAAGAGCATTACGAATATCCTGAGTGTCTAGTGATTCAAGGTTGGATGGACGATTCTCCCACAAACTATGAACGAGCGCATCAATAGTAGTTCCCTTGCCATCAGCAGCGAGCAACTGAGTCTTGGCAAAGTCTTCTCTGCTCAATCCAGTCTCTTGCTTAACACCCTTGCTTGTATCTGTACCCTCATAGTTTAGAGAGTGAGCACCGAGGTTGCTAGCCACATACTCCTCAGCAGTAAGCGGAGTTGTATCAGTAACGTCAATGCCAGTACCATCATACAGACGATGCAGCAGATAGCCGATGGTATCTCTGTAGAGTTGTGATACAGCCTCAGCATCATCCTTCACCGCACTCTTCAAACGAGCGAACTTTCTTCTTGCCTTCTCAATGAGTTCCTTTCTACCCTCAGCAGTATCTTCCACCTTGGCAAGTTGTCGCTCATTATAGGCATCACGGATAGCGATAGCAGAGTCATAAGCCGCCTGAGCATCAGCAATAGCCTTCTCCTTGGCATCCTTAGCAGCCTTCTGTTCCACGAAAGTCTTACCCTTCACGGTCATGTTGCTAGCCTTGTCAAGTGCCTTCTTTGCATCAGACACATATCCAGATACGATACTATCTGCATCCTCACCGAACTGAGTATCATACAACTCAGCAGTCTGTGCGGCAGTCAGCTTCGAGAAGTCAGGGTTGCCATCCTCCAGCATAGGCACGATGGTTCCATCTTCAAGAGTAATGGCAGGAGTCTGCTCAGGAGCAGGAGTGTTCTCCTCAGCATTTGATTCCGATTGATTATTCTCCTCATTAACGATATTGGTATTCTCATCCAAAGGTGGAAGCTCACGATGGTTGTTGATATAATCAAATGATGCAGACCATGTCTTACCATCCTTATCTTCGAGGATGATACTGCCCTGCTCATCAATACCAACAACTTTTGATAGAGTGTTTTCCTTTGGTCTTCCGAAACCATCGCCACTCATCCATATCTCGCTACCTTTAGGCAAACCGAGATTTTCAAGCTGAGAATACTCATCAGATTCTTCTCCACTATTATCCCCTATCATTGAGGAGTCAGCAAATGCTTGCTTATACTCATCGAGTGTCATAGTAGTAGCAGTTCTCACATCTTTCTTGTTTACCGCATGAGGAACGAGAGTTCCATCACTCTTCAACTCCACCACCTTAGCTTTGGCACCTGAATCACGGATGAGGAATAACTGGGAGTTTGGATATTTTGTATTACCATCATTTCCGAGTACATCAGCAAGCACCACGTTACCATTATCATTGAGAATCTGATTGAAGTCAAACGAAGGTTGATTCTCTTCTGCCTCCTGATTCTGCTGGGCAGCACGTTCCTTCTCCATCTGCTCACGCTCAGCCTTGGCAGCTTCCAGTCTCTTCTGGTCTTCCAAGTCTTTCATCTGCTGCAAGTCTGCAAGCGAATAAGGATTCTCCACCACATTACCATCTATAGAGATAGCAGCAGTACCATCACCATAGTCAGCCAACACCTCATAAGTATGTTCTGTACCATCAGTATCAGTCACATTGAACTGGGAGCCAACTTCAACGGTTCCATCAATGATGCCAGCCACTTCCTTGATAGCATTCTCTTTTGCATCAGCTACCGCCTGAGCCTTCACATCATCAGCAGGAAGTTCTTCACCCAGTTCAGCGAACATCAACGCATCTGCATGTTCAACGATATTGGTTGTCGGGTCATAATATAGAATCATATCATCGCTATTGCTTACATCAATTGAGCCATCATCATGGGTAGCAATATTACCACTGATAATATAGACACCATAGTCTTCCAAGCCGCCTGATGCTTTGATAGTAGCGTTACGGACAGAACCACGACTCTGGTCTGTGTACATATCAACTCTCTGTTCTGCCTGATGAGCAGCGAGGTCAACCTTATCTTGTGCATCATCAACCACACCTTGGTATCGGGCAGAAGACAACTGGTAGTCATAGATAGCTTGGTCAAGTTTATCATCCTGCCCAGTCAGGGAATCCAGTTCCTCGTCACTCATGGCAGATAGCTGCTGCTCAGAGATACCCAATGCTGCTGCAAGAGTCTTCATCTGGTCTTCCTGCTGAATCTGAATATCATGTTTGTCTGCATCATCAGCATCATGCCCCTCAGAATAAGCATTGTCAATATCTGCCTGATGCTGCTCATCAGGTGTTGTTGGTTCGTTGGTAATCTCCTTGGCATTCATTTCAGCAGTCTTGGCAATATTATAGCCACGCATCTTCATCAGGTTGACACCATAGTTAACAGCAGCATTAATCTGTTCCTTTGTCATGGTATCTCTCTGACGGAGAATATCAGCCAGTACACCACCCATCTGCTCGTTGGTTGCGTTGTCTATCTTATCCTTGATGTCTGCCCAGCTATCACCCATAAGGTTCTGTGCATCACTATCAGCCACGTTCACCTTGTTGCGGAATCGGTAGTACTGAGAACGATTGTAGATACCTTTTACTGGTCGGGAGCCAGCACCCATAGCATACATAGAACCGACAGAGATAGCCATACCACCGATGATGTCGAGTTGCTGCTTAGCATCAAGGAGGTCACTCACCTTTCCTTCACCATCCAGCAGGGCATGAAGAGGAATACCAATCTCCTCCTCCATCACTTCCTCAGCGAAACCATTGATACCGAATTTTTCCATCCACTTCTTGGAATTGGTGTACCAGCCACTCTTGCCGATATTCTTAAAGAACTCAGCAGAAGCATTCATACCATGTTTCTCCATGAAGTTGACAGCACCCTTCTTGATACCATAGTTGTGACCGAAGAGTTTTTCAGTATAGTTCTCTACCATAGCAGAGGTCATACCCTTATAGAGAGCAGTACCAATAGACTCACCACCCTCATGCAGGAGATTTCCATTCTCATCGAAAGTGCCAAACTTATAATCGCCCTTCTCATCCTGATACAGATTACCAAGATGTCGCTGCATGATGTCAGCACCAGTCTTCAACGCTTGTTCTGTTCCAGCCATCGCATACGAGCCGATAACATCGCCAGCCACGATACCAGTGTTCTTCAAGATGGCAGCACTCACCTTGCCCATGCCACGCTTAGCAGCAAATTTCAAGGCTCCACGACTGATGCCATTGGTAATACCACCATAACCGCCAGTCAGGAAGAAGTCTGCCATAAATGGGAGAGACTGCCCTGCAATCTTCGTCCAGCGATAGATATTACCCATCTTCTCATCTTCCAGAGCAGTAGCAGCATCCGCACCAAGTTTACTCTTCAGGAGCATCTCATCAGAACCAGAGAGAGGAATATTGTTATCCATCTTTGTCTTGATACGTTCCATCTGACCCATGATAGCGAAGTCAGTCAGACCGAAATCCCATGTTTTTGCAGTAAAGGCTGTATTGTCAAGAGCCTTCAAGGCATCCTCACCCCAGCTACTTGTAGGATATTGTTTCACCGCTTCAAGCGCACCAATCTGCTCAGTAACCAGAGAAAGAGAGGTTGCCAACTTATTTCTATAGTCACTCTGCTCAGCAGTTCTTCCGTTACTTGCACCAATACTAGCACCATAAGAGAGCAAAGGATTTCCGTGTTGGCGATTATCCTCAGCGATAAGAGCTTCAATCTCCTTCTTTCGGGCATAGGCATCAGCCAGTTTCTTGTCAAACTGCTTTTGAGCACCCTCCTCAGTAAGGTAGGTTCCATTCTTGCCGATGTTCTCCTGCAAGTCATAGTTACCATTCTTGTCACGAACATCAAAAGCAGATGGAATCTCGCCAGCATTTACAGCATTTATATACTGCTGCCCCTGCTTATCCAACTGATTCTGATACTGAGCAGCATCATACTCGTTGTCGAACTCTACACCATCTGTTGTAGTATAGGTTCCAGTCTTTCCAGTTGTTGCGTTATAGTTGAACTCATTCTTCTGTACATTCTGATTCTGCAAAGGATTCTTTAGACGTGTAGTAACCCTGCCACCATCGAACTTCTTTGCTTGCCCCAGTTTAGTCTGAATGTTTCGCTTTGCTTGTCTTACCGCATTATTAGCACTAGACAAGATTGCCGCAGTTCTAGCAGAGAAACGAGCACGGTCAGCAGCACTCATAGGAACACTACCGCCTTTTGCCCTTGATGAAGTCATGCTACGAGGTTCAAAGAGTGCAGAGTAAAAACGCTCATAAGTAGATGGAACATCAAAGTTCTGAGCCTTTAAGTTCTCATAGATAGCGTGTCTGTTGTCAGCACCGCCCTTTCCGTCTCTTGTCAGAGCACTCTCAAACTTATTGTAATCATCAGGCACATCATAGTTCTGTGCTTTCAGATTCTTGTATAAAGTGTATAATGGTCTTTCTGCCATGATATATATATTTGTTTGTTACCAATTCTGTTACCATTTTACGCCAGTCTTCTTCTTGCCACCAGCCGAAGAACCGCCAGCCTTATGTGTTGTATGCTTGCCGCCACCAGACGGTTTACCACCTCCAGCAGAACTACTTCTACCTTTCAATCTATCCATGATGTATCTCACGTTAGTCTGAGTAACATTCTTGATTCTCAACTTTCTTTTAAGTTCATTAATCTTCTTCTGCCCCTCAGGAGTGTCCATCAGGTCGTAATACTCATACCAATATCCAGCAGTAGTTTTGTTACCGCCCGAAGATTTCTGAGCCTTATTTGCAATACGTCCTTCTCGCAGTCTAGCAAGTGCATCCTGAGCAGCCCAATGGCTTATCTGACCATCAGCAAGCATCTTCTTAATCTTCAACTGATTATCCTTATACTCAGCATCATTGGTATATTTCAACTCACTAAGGTCAAGTCTTCTGTTTCCTTGGTCAATTCTCTGCTGTCCTTGGTCATTCTTCACCTTATTGATTTCGTTCTGCATATCGTGATACCTCATCTGCTCAGCAAGAGTCAGGTTATTCTTCCGAGCTTCCTCATCAAGAGCGAGTGCCCTCTGATACCCAGCCAGCCATGATGCCCGATTCTTCTCACGCTGGGCATCCATATAAGCCTTGCGTTTATTCACCGCCTTAGTCATATCCGACTCAGGATTGTGTACCACCTTGGCACCATTCGTAGCAAAGAAGATATTGGCGAGCGCACGAAGACCATCACCAGTAGCAGCGATACGAGCCTTGGCACGCTCCTTCTTCTCTCTGTTTGCCCTCTGCTCAGCAGTCTCATTCAGTTCAGGATTCAGTATCTTATACATGTCGGCATAAGACAACTGCTTAGGCTGAGGTTTCGGCTCCTCCTTCTTCACGATAGGAACAGATGGTTTATCCTCCTCATCACTTGGCACACCCTGATTCACATCTACCCCATTGGCGATGGCTTGTTGAGTAGCGATAGTTTTCTCTCTAGCCGCCTTCATCGTAGGTGTTTCATTCTGAGGAGTGGCAGCATTCATCTGGTCAACCTTCTTACCAGCCGCATCAAGTTGCTGCTGGGTGAAGACTGGAGCCTGAGTCTGAGCCACCTTCTGTGCCGCATCCACCCCACTCTGCTGCTTGTTGAGAACACTCTGTGTAGTCTTCAAGCCATTATTGTTTCGTAACATACCTGATGCTTTCATAGGCTATGCTTTAATCTTTTGAAGTTTAGCCCCAAGGCTATTCAAGTCAGCCTCAGAAGGAAGAGCCGTAGCCTTAGCCTTCAAGCCAAGAACATCATTTGAGTCCTTAGCGATACCATTCAACTGCTCCTGAGCCACATTCATATTCGGTGCCTTCTTCGCACCACCAGCACCACTATCAATCATTGCAGCGATGTTGGCAGCAGTTCCAGCCACGCCAGCAACGGCATTGGCGGTATCAGCAGCCTTCTCAGCTTCCATACCCATCTGTTGGTTCTGCAACTGATTCTTTCTGTTCATATACTGCTGTTCGATGTTATCCTTTCGGGCATCATTTGCAGCCACAATCTGTGAGGTAGTATCAGCAAGAGTCTTGTTGTTTGCCTCCTTCACCGCAGTAGTGGAGTCTTCCGTACCGCCCATCACCGACTGCCTTCCCTTTGCAGCCTTGTTTCTGTTCTTAATCTGCTCCTGCATCTGTGTGAGCAAGAGAACCGTACCAGCACGCTTTGTCGGGTCGGCATTGTATGTTCTGTCATACCATGCCTGATTTTCTTTCTGTTGCTGAGCAATCATCTGCTCCTGCTTACGTCTCGCCTTGCGGTTAGCTACACCACCAGCGATACTACTTGCAAGTCCAAGACCTGCCCCAATTAATGCTCCTAACATATATATGTATTTTAATTATTAATAATGGTACAAAGATACTGATACCATCCGAGAATCATATTTTATCCGTTTATTTAGGTAGGTAAGTTAACGGATAAAGTTTCCGTTTGCCAACAAATTACTATCTTTGCACCAAAATAGTTAAGAAAATGGCAGCAGATAGAAATACAAAAGGTCAGTTCGAGAAAGGTCGAGCAAAGACTGGAGGTAAGCAGAAAGGGTACGAGTCTCCTATCACAAAGGAGTTTCGTGAGTTGTGTGCCGACTTTTCTAGAGAGGCTTGGGAAGACTTCATGGCAGCTTGGTATAAGTGTGAGCCGAAGGATAAGGTATCAACTTTCATCAAGATACTGGAGTTTAATTGTCCTAAGCTACAGACCGTCACTCTTGACGATAAGCGTGAGGTTCACAACGCCCTCACCGAGAAGTTGAGACAGATGTCAGAAGAGGAAGGATAAAATAGATTGTTTCATAAAATTTTATATTAAAATTATTTTTTTCATAGGTTTTTGGTTTATAGGTTTTAAGATTGTTAGGATAATAAAATAGGGAATGCGTGAGCACTCCCTATTCTTTTTTTTATAATATTCACCACGCAAGTGTTAATTTCATGTTAAAACAAAGAATTTGTTTGGTTATATCCAAACTTTCATACACCTTTGCAGCAGAATTAAGAATCAGAAGTAATAACATACAGCCCTCGCCAACACGGATAAGGCAGCATTATGACAGCATTAGATTTTAACGACAAAGGTCAGGCAAATGTTTCATTCAGCGAGTTCGACAACTACATGGACGAGCGTAAGGAGCAGGGTGATTACACCGAAGAGAAAGACGGAATCACTTACTACTATAATAGTGGCGGTTGTCTTATCGGAAAGTATGATAACAACGAAGGTTACGGAATTACTTATTAACAGATAAAGCCCTACGCATCACGGATAAGCGAATTAATATGAAAAATATCTATGGAAAGACAGTATATCCAAAATACGAGATAGCTCTTAAACAGCACGTAAAAGGTAGCGTGGAAGACGATTACGAAAGTGTAGAGTTCGATGGAGCAGACAACTATAGAGAAGCTGTAAAAATGGCTAAGAAGTATTCGTTAGATGTTGGCTCTGAAAACATGCGTTATAAAGAATCAACATCATTAGATGCGGGTCTTGCGCAAGTAACCATAATCTGTTACTATTCAGACGATATATCTGAATATAATGAGGTATGGCAAGAAGAATACATAAACGGAAAGAAAACAAAAAGATATTAAAATGTCAACTCTTAAAGCTAAAGAAGTTATCAAGGAGAAGGGTATGACCATTGAGGAGGTAGCCAGCAAGATGGGAATCACAAAAGGTACTCTATCAGCTGCCCTCAACGGAAACCCAACCGTCAGCTACCTGACAAGAGTAGCAGACGCTATAGATTGTGATATTAGAGATTTATTCAGATAGAAAAAGGGAGTCAATGATGGCTCCCTTTTATCGTATTCACTATCAGCGCCCACCTCTCGCTCTTCTATCCCCAGCCATATCAGTCTTGGAACCACGATTCACAGATGATGGTTTATACCTAATTCCTGATTTCGTGTGGCTAGCATCCATACCCTTGCGTGAAGCTGCCCCAAACTTCTTATCGTGGGCAGCGTTATGTTTTGCGAGTTCCCTACGCTTAGCCTTCTGAGCAGGAGAAGACTCAAACTTAGTATCGTAAGCCGCCTTCCGTGCCCTAGCTAAAGGGTGAGTCTGATAATATCTAGCTGATTCTGATACCATAGTTACTCCTTGTCTTTGTCTTCCTTCAACACATCATCAAGATACTTGTCAAGAGCCTTGATGCACTTATCAGGAATCTTATTAGCATCCTTGTTTTCTTTGAGATAATCAATAGTGCCACCTACTCCATAGATGATAAGCAGACTCTTTGTGGAAGGGATGAATACACAAATAGTTGCACCAAAAACCAAAGCATATATAGAACACTTAACCTTTCTTTTTATCTTTTCAAAAGGTTCATCATAATCAGAACCGAACATTAATGTCCACAAACCTAAACCAAATAGCACTATAATAGATAAAATAAAGACAACTTCACCAAAATCATGTAAGTTGCCCAAAACACCTAACCAATACAATTCACTCATAATCTTAAATTTTAATTAATATATCTATCTCCAATAAAGTTCACGATGTTCCTTCTTCAACAAATCCCCAGTTCTGCACCACCAGTCATTCGGACTCGCTTTAAGATACGCTTCCTCCTCAGGGCAGTACTCTTCGTGAGTAAGAATAGGATGAGAGGTAGGCTTGAACTGATGCACACACAGCAAGTCTGCATGATTGCCTCCATAAATTCTTGGTGGCATAACATCTTTCGCCTGATGCCATACCTTGTTGAGGTCAATGAGGTCAACCCCATCCAGTTCCTTCAGGACATTATCAATCTTACCCATCACACGATTCAGGACTTCTGCCCTATCCGTGCCACCCTTAGCAATTAACCACTGGGCATCGCTCAGGGCATCTCTAATCAACATATCCAGTTCCATAAGCCAAAATTTTAATGTCTTTTCGATTTCTCGATGTTATATTGGTCACAGATGTCACAATATGCGCCATAAGCCAAGTTATCAACCATTTCATTGTACTTGTCACCATTGTGACCTTTCACCCAATGAAAACGAACTCCTGCCAAATGAGCAGAGCATTTCTTGTACAACTCGTAGAGGTCAGGATTCTTCTTTGGCTTATATGACTTGGAGAGCACCAAGATACAATACTGGCTATCTGTATAAATATCCACGTATGCACCATCAGGGCAAGCGTTCACAGCACTAATAATCGCCAACAACTCCATTCTGTTGTTTGAGGTGTTAAGTTGACCATGATTCTTCACCTTTAAAATTTCCCCATCTTTGAGAATGACGTATGCCGCACCACCAGCCTTAGTTTGAGATAAGTTGTCACAAGAGCCGTCAGTATAGGCTACATAATGAAGACCATTATCAGGAAACTCATCTTCAATCTCATTAATGATTGTCTTTTCATGCTGAGGAACTTTCTTTTCTACTCGTAAACGAGGTTTTCTTCCTCTCTTTGCAATCAACACGCCATTATACGCAGACACAAGTGAGTGCCAATGATTAGGAGCTTCGCCATTTTTCTTTTTCCATCCTGCTTTTGATACAAGATTCCAAATGGCATCAATCCATTCCTTATCATCCAACTTCATTCCATGAGCACAAAACTCATCGAACTCTTCGCGCGTAGGCACGTACACGTTAGGTTGTTTATTATTATTTTTCATAACGAAAATATTTAATTAAATTTATATTCCGTAGGCTTTAAACAGGAACTGGTTGCACGTTAGCTGAGGGAAGTAAAATCCCCCTTACCCACAAATCTTTCATTGTGGTGGAGGATTCACTTGGGTGGAGACCGTATATTCGCCCCTTCCATCGACCTATCACAAATCTATACGTGAATCGGTTTTGCAGCTTTCTGAAATATAGTTTTCAGTCCTTGTCGCACCTTCTGCAATCAATCCTGTGCTCTGCCATGACTCTTCCTTGCAATTTATAGACTTGATGAATCGGAATGTATCTAGCCCATAGTCTTCCATCTTGTCTTGTCTCAAACTCAGGGGAATAAAAAAAGAACCCCCGAGTGTTGGTTATGGACAACGACTCAGAGGTTCATATCTTGTAGGCTTACGCCTTGAAAGGAGGACTACTTTAGTCTGTCAACCATAACATTGACGATGCAAAGATAGAAACTTTTTCTGAAACCACCAAATGTGAAAAAATATGTAATTCGTTAATCTGTAAGATATTCAGATTTTAGGTATACGCTTGGTATACAGTAGACATACAAATGATTACAAAGTTAAAGTAGGTTAAAGTATATTTGGCATTCAAGTTTATTTTGTTACCTTTGTAGCGAGTAAAACAAGCGATTTAGTTTATTTAACTCTTTTATGTTACTATTTTGTTACTCGATAAAAATAGACCATTTCTAATAGTATTGATTATCAATAGGTTACAATGTTCAAATAAGCATTCATAATGTTTTTGTATAATATGAAAAGGGGTGCTTGTGAAAGTACTCCTTTTGTATATCAAATGTATACCTACACGCTTAGTTATCAGCACCTTATTTATACGGAAAAATAATTATCCGTATAATACCTGACAGGTAGGTATACAATAGATATGTTGTAGTTTTGTTACTATTTTGTTACCGGAAATTTGCGAGTAACAAAAAAATTGCTTATCTTTGCAGCAGATTAATAAATGTAGGCTTATGGGAAGGAAGAAAACAATCAACAAGGAGCCAGTCACTATCAGATTCAAGGAACTTGCCAACGGAAACAAGAGCATCTATCTGGACATCTATACGGACGGAAAGAGGAGTTATGAATTTCTCAAACTATACCTCATCCCAGAGGTAGGCAGAGAAAGAGCGAAGGCGAGGGAGAAGAATGCTGAGACGATGGCTAGTGCGAATATCATCAAGGCTCAGAGGGTTCTCGACTTGAAGAACCGAAAGGCAGGAGTATTCAGCAGTAACAAGAACATGCGCTTGGTAGAATGGCTAGACATCGTGAAGGTTGCCAAGCAGAAGGCAAGTAGGTCGGATGAATCCAGCAAGACCATTGAGAATGTGAAGAAGCATATCATCAAGTTTTGTGGCGAGTCTACCAAGATGGTTGACATAGACAAGAAGTTTTGCATGAAGTGGATAGAATATCTGAGGACTGCCACCAAGAGAGGTGGGCAACCGTTCAGCGAAGTAACCAAGAAGGTGTACCTTACTTGTTTTGGTACGGTTCTGAATCAGGCTGTCCGTGATGGCATCATTCAGATGAATCCCCTATCGCTCATAGACCCAAGCTATAAGTTCGGGTCTCCTGAGAGCGAGCGAGTATACCTAGATATAGAGGAGGTGAAGGAACTGGCTGCAACGGAATGCTACAGCCAGCATACCAAGCAAGCATTCATGTTCTCATGCTTTTCAGGTCTTCGTATCTCAGACATCAGGAAGCTGAAATGGAGCGATATTGAAGAGGTGAAGAATCCTGACGGAACAGCATCCTACCGCCTGACCAAGACGATGGAGAAGACTCAGCGAGTAGTAAGCTATCAGCTATCCAACGAAGCGATGAAATGGTTGCCAGAAAAGACTAAAGACGAACTGGTATTCTATGAACTATGCCAGCAGGCGAACATCAACTATCATATTAAGGTATGGGCGAAGGCAGCAGGAATCAAGAAGAACATATCCTTCCATACCGCTCGGCACACCTTCGCCACCATGATGCTCACGCTGGGAGCCGACATCTACACCACCAGCAAGCTGCTCGGTCACTCCCGAATATCCACTACCGAGATATATGCTAAGATTGTGGATAAGAAGAAGGATGAAGCGATGGGACTGATTGATAAGTTCTTCGATAAGGAATAAAAAAAATCTCTGTAAGGTAGCCAGCCTTGCAGAGATTAAAAGTTAAACTATGTAATTTGCTTCTGATTCTCAGGAGAAAATCGTAATTTTGCCTCATAAACTTTTAAATGATTGGCTTATGAAAGAAGACATAAGATATATAAAGATATTATTGAATATCATCATTGTTCTACTGGCTTTTGTACTAATTGGCATAACCACGCTAGGAAATATATTAACGCGATTATAGCTGTGACAACAGAAGACCATTTGACAACTCTAGATTTCCAAACATTATCAGGGTTATACTTAGATTCTCTCCAGAACTTTTCTATCTGAGATTCACCAGACTCAGATAGTTCTATTCTATGGGAGTACTTTGTTGTATACCCCAATTCTTCTACTACGTGAATTGGACTCAGCCATTTTTGATTACAGCATTCTTTGTCCGCTTTCTCTAAATCAGCAGAGCCTAGATTTGCTTTCTCATTTAATATAGAAAGTATCTTCTCTTCCTTCTTTGTTCGCTCTTTCTTATATTTCAGCAGCACATACAGCTTCTGTTCGTTAGTTATCTTTGCCATTTTACTTTTCTAGTTGGGAAAATATTTTTTCCTAGTTGGGAAAGTTATTTTACTCCCTTGTAATTCTTTAATATTTCGTCAGCTTCATACTCGGACTTTGATAAAGGAGCCTTTGGACATCTACCCAATATACTCTGTTTCTTTCGTGCCAACTCCTCATCATAGTGTCTTTTCTGCTCAGCCTTCATTTTGCGATATTCGTCAACACGTTTCAGGAAATGTACTGCTGGTTCATATTGACCTCGGATAGGTATTCCACCTTCTTTGGTCTTGTTCCACTCTCGATTTATGAAATCCTCTTTCAGCATTATCTTGCACCCATCTACATCAATACAGATAGAAGGCTTGCGTTCAAGAGCACTCTTTCTTATCCTATCAATAAATTCCTTGTCACGCTTTGCGCTTTCCTCCTTAGAACTATGAAGGATAGACCATATTATAATAGCCGACAAAGACAGAAACACAATGATACCTAATATATATTCCATTATCCAAAGTTCTTTAAATCTATAGGGCTGCAACCGCATAGCCCAAAGATGTAGTTAACCATATCTTGAATATCGAATAAAACGACATACCAAACTCTAGCGATGAAAATCAGCAACAATACCCCAATAGGAGCAATCATCCACTTCTTTTCACATAGCCAGTTAAAGAGCCTCCCCTTAAAGAGAGCATCACAAACCCCTATCATCCATCCAGTAACCAGCAAGACGGACACAAACATAACTATTATATGAAGAAACTCCATATCTACCACATTTTAATTATCCTACATTTGCTTGTCGCATGCCACCGCCTAAGATAGACAATAGCTGGTCATAGCGTTTCTCTAACTCTTCGTACTTCGCTTTCCAAACAGAATCGTCCTGATGAGGTTCGGCAACTTTTGGTTCGTCATGATGAGGAGTCTCGGCAACCATATAAGGAGAATCGTCAGCACCTTCTTTGTGATACATAGTACCAACACCACGCATCAACCACTCAGCAGACACGTCAGGATAAGCTACAAGAACCTTGGCAACAACGTTTGCAGACAAAGCACGCTCACCCTTCAACTGAGTATTTATCCTCTAAAATTAGCATAATTCGCTGATAAATAGTTACTTCCATACATTTTACATTTATAAACCATAATTAATTAATCATAATCGGCTAACAATTTCTTGCTAAATATTTGGAGATTTCGCAAAAAATGTCTACCTTTGCACTCGTAAACAACAAGTTGCTTAATTATTAGAAGCAAAAGTACAATAAAAAATTAAGATATGCAAGCAAAAAAGATAAAAATTATCAAAGTTTCGCCCGAAGGACGTAAAAAACTTGCTGAGCGATATGGATGCCGAAGGGAAACCATCTACAACGCTCTAGGTTTTAGAAGTCAGAGCAAGCAAGCCGAAGACATCAGGAATGATGCCCTGAATGAGTTCGGAGGTGTTAAGACCGATAAGGTAGTGTTCTACTAGGAAGGAGGTGAAAAGGTACAAAATAAAAACTACAATCGGTCAACGGTAGATATAATAATGTATAAAATGAAAATTTGTCACTTTCTGTTTCATACACTACCGCCCGATTAAAAAAATGGAGGAATCCTATGAATGAAATTTCAACTATTGTAGATGGTGACCGAATGACATCACTACAGATTGCAGAGATTACTGGCAAGCCACACGCAGACGTGATGAAAGCCATCCGAAAGATGGAGCCAGCATGGTCTAAAATCAACGAAGGAAATTTTTCCTTGGTTGATTACCAAGACAAAAAAGGCGAGACGAGACCTTGCTACTCTCTCAATAAAGAAGAGTGTCTCTACATCGCCACCAAGTTCAACGATGAAGCGAGAGCCAAGTTGATTAAACGATGGAAGGAACTGGAAGAGCAACATCAAAAGCCATCCGTTCCTCAGAACTATCTCGAAGCTCTCAAATCTCTGGTCAAGGCTGAGGAGGAGAAACAGCAGCTAGCTTTGGAAAATAAGAAGCAGCAGGAGCAAATCGTCACTATCAGCAAGACGAACATGGAACTCGGCAACAAGATTACCGAAATGCTGCCTAAGGTCAGCTACTACGACAAAATCTTGCAGAGTAATGCCACTATGACCGTTACTCAGATTGCTCAGGACTACGGAATGAGTGCCATGAGGTTAAACAAGGAGTTGGAGTCTATGAGAATCCAACACAATGTAAGAGGTCAATGGATATTGTTTGCCCAGTTCCTCGAAGGTGGATATGTTCACAGCAGAGCAGTAGACATCGTAAGGAGTGATGGTCGGCATGATGTGAAGTACAACACCGAGTGGACAACGAAAGGAAGAATCTTCCTATATGAATCACTCAAAGCGAAGGGCATTCTCCCCTTAATAGAGCAGGAGAACACTCCCAGCGATAAGGGCACTGGTAGAACAGAGCCAGCCAAGGCAGCTAGTGCCAGTCAACAAACCATCAAATTCAACTGATATGATAGACCCAGAGATTAAAGAGCAGCTAGACCGCATCGAGCAGTATTCGCTCATAGCTGCAAAGAATGTGCTCAACATTAATGAAGCTGCAATCATTCTTGGTATGACGGTTAGAGGAGTGAGAGAGAACGTCAGGAACAGAATCATTCCTTGCTATAAACCAAATGTCAACCGACTCTACTTTAAGAAAAGTGAGTTGGAAGAGTGGATGACTCAGAACCGCAGAAAGAGCATGGCTGAGTTGAAATCAGAGGCAGCAGCCTATTGTTTTACCCATTAAACAGATAAACTTATGATAGCAGATGTAATGTTGGTAGCCAGCGTAATAGTTTTCGCTGTTGCCGTTAAGGAAATTCACTCCTACTTCAAGGAAGTAGGCAAGTAAGATATATGGAGATTGAACCTCACAAGAATAGTTAAGTATTAAGTTATTAGTGTGTTAAGTCTTATAATATTTCAGTCATTGAAAACAGCAGAGGTTTTTTGGAGTTTGCTACTCCCAGTCTCCACTAGAACTTTGTCGTTATAATTTCACATGTTTTAAGTTTTTACCCAGCGCAAGTAACTCAGTTGGTAGAGTGTGAAGGTTCTTCCCCCTTCGAGGTCGTGGGTTCGAGTCCCACCTTGCGCCCCATATCGCCCGATTCCAAGGCTTAGTATCGGATAGGATAAACCTTCCTAGAGAGGTACACGTACCCAAAAGGAGCATCATTAACCACAGATGGTGCTTAGACGTGGAAGTGGCAAGCCAGTACATACACCTGATAGGTGGAATTTGGAAAAACTTGGAGTTCACTTGTGAAGAAGCAGACCTGATGCCGTGACCCTTATATAATAAGGTAGCATCTAAAGGTAGGAGCGCACAACTACAAATCGGTTCTAATGCAGCCAGCACGCTTTCTTTCTATTCGGTTCAAGTTATTGGTTATTTTATAGAAATCAGATATATCACAATATGTGCGATTACTAGTGCTGGGAGTCCTAAGCCTTCATAAATGCAGAAGGGAACCAAGGAGCGATTCACCATCCGCCAAGATTGTATAGATGTCGCTCCACGGAGGTGGCGGTTTTATCATATTCATTTTACTGCCCCTCCTTTTCTAAAGGAAATTGCAAATATTGACATATTAGTAAATTTCATACAGATTACATTCGCGATGCGGTAGCGACCGCTCAGGTTAAACTAAAATAAAAAACTCGCCCCACCATTCGTGAGAATCGTGGGGTTTTTAATTTGAACATTTAAACCATACAATATGAGATATAAAGCAAATAGTTGTCACGATTGTCTCTTCTTGACTATATGTGACAATCCGAATAAGAACCCAGATGGTGGCTACAGATGCAGCATCTATCAATGGAAATATCAATAACAACTTAATACATATAAGATATGAAAGAACTTATCGCAATTCAGTCAGAACTGAAAGCCCCGAAGAGTCAGTTCAACAAATTCGGTGGCTACAAGTATCGCAAGGCTGAGGACATCTTAGAAGCTGTCAAGCCTTTGCTCAACAAGCAGAAATGCACGCTAACCATTACAGATGATATTGTGATGGTAGGCAACCGCATTTATGTTAAGGCAACCGCCACTATCAAGAACGAGAAAGGCGAGTTTGAAACAACTACTGGCTGGGCTAGAGAAGAGGAAACCAAGAAAGGTATGGATGGCAGTCAGATTACAGGAGCATCCTCCTCTTACGCTCGAAAGTATGCCCTCAACGGTCTCTTTGCCATTGATGATAATGCTGATTCTGATACCACCAACGATGGGCAGCATCAGGCAGCGCAGCAGCAGACACAGACTCAGCAGCCAGCCGCCCAGCAGCCAACATCACCTCAGTACCACCCGAGCGACCTGAACGAAGGATTGGGTTATCTGAGCAGATGTGTTAGTAAGGACAATCTGTTGTGGGTAATTCAGCATTACCAGCCACTCTGCTCTAACACTCAGTTCATGCAAGCAGTATCAGCCAAGAAGAAACAATTAGGTATACAATAATATGACAGAAACAACAAAGAAAATCACTTTGAATGTGCCAAGAGTCACATTCATTGAGGAATCTCATCAGTACTTCATCGGCAAGAAGGAACTGAAAGGAGTAACGGGAACGCTCATCAAGAAAGCCTTCCCCGACACCTACAAGAATATTCCCGAGTCTGTATTGAAGAAGGCAGCAGAGCGAGGAGGTCTTATCCACAACACGTTTGAAACCTTCTGCTCCATCTTCGATGCCGACATCAAGAAGTACCCGAATCCTGCGGAAGAGCTTCAAGCCTTCCATAGTATGTTAGTCGCATACGATTTACACTATGTAGCATCCGAGTATCTTGTTACAGATGGTGAAAACTTCGCATCTGCCATTGATGGAATCTTTGCCGACAACGAAGGCAACATCTATCTGGTAGATTACAAGACCACCGCCACCCTTCACTACGACAACGTATCGCTCCAGTTATCCATCTACGCAAAATGGTTCGAGGAGCAGAATCCTGACTTGAAGGTGAAGGAGATTGTATGTATGTGGTTCAAGAACGGACAGAGCAAGTTCCAGCCACTCCCTAGGGTATCAGATGAGCAGATTGACGATTTAATCGCTGCTTATCTTGCAGATGATGCAGAGTATCAGTATAAGGTGGAAGTTCCTGAGCAGTTTTCTGCACTAGAGCAGGAGTACAGATTGATAACCGCTCGTGTGGATGCCCTGAAGATTAAGCAGGATGAGTTGAAGGAAAAGATAATGAAGATGATGGAAGACAACAAGCAGAAATCCGTCAAGACTCAGTTCGCCTCCTACTCTTATGTGGCAGCTACCACCAAGAAGACCTTCGACACGAAGCTGTTCAAGGACACGGAGCCTGACCACTACGAGCACTATCTAAAGGAAACGACTACCAAGCCATCAATAAGAATCAAACTTAATTAAGTATAGATATGAACGTTAAATTTACAGGAAAGATTATTGCAGCAGGGCAAGTTCAAACGGGAACTTCCCAAAACGGAACACAATGGAGTTCGTGTGAGTACACTATCGAAGAGTTGAACGAGCAGTACCCTTCAAGAGCCGTTATCTCGGTATATGGCTCAGACAAGTTGCAGCAGTTCAACATTCAGTTAGGAGAAATCATCACCGCCCACATCGGATTGAAGGCACGCCAATCTAAGGAAGGACGTTGGTTCAATCAGTTGGATTGTTGGAAGGTGGAGCGACCAAATGCCCAGCCGCAAGGTCAGGTTGTCCAGAGTCAGATTGGCGCAGCACCTCAGCCAGTTGGTGGATATTACCAACCACAGCAACAGCCTATACCTCTGAGCCAGCAACAGCAGTTTCCCCCTCAGGTTAACGCAAGCGGTCAACCTATTCAGCAGAACGCTCAATATGCAGGTGGTCAGCAGCAGGGTCTTCCATTCCCTGCCCCAAACCAATAATATATAAGGTATGGAAATCCATCTAGTAAGAACCTCCACTGGTCTTCGCCCCTACACGGATGATGATTACGAGGAAATGAAAAAGATAAAGGTTGGTTCCATCGTCAAGGCAAACATAGTTCGACCAAGGAACATCAAGTTTCACCGCAAGTTCTTTTCCCTTATCAGAGCAGCATGGGATTGTCTCACAGAGCAGCAGCGCACAAACCTACGTTCTATAGACACATTCCGTGAGCAGCTTCTGATAACATCAGGATTCAGCGAACCGCTTTACGACCTCAACGGACAGAAGTTCTTGGAGCGAGCCAAGTCTATCTCCTTCGCCAAGATGGATGAGCCAGCCTTCAATGAAGTATATAGTAGAGTCTTAGACACCATCCTCACGATACTCTATGCAGATGGTGTTACAGAAGACGAGTTTAATAACATTTTACAAAATTATAGTTGATATGACACGTAGAAACGACAAGCGCAACAACAGACGTAATCGTCAGCGCAACAACACCCCAGAGTTACCACCATTTGCACAGATGCTTTTCGGAGCAATCGTTGGCAAAGGTGTAGACATGATTGCCAAGAAGATGGCAGAGATTGCCGAGGAAGAGACTCCTGACATTCATGCAGAAGGCATCAGCAATCAGGACGTTACCAACATCAATAACGGAAAGGCAACCTTATCTAAGTTGCGCATTCCTGCTGATGGTTCGGCAGTAGAGTACCATATCCCAGATAACCTCCAGTTCTTCTTCGCTGAGGATGGTAAGTTGATGGTTCGCAAGAAGATTGATGGAGACGCAAAAGCACATGATGCTGAGGAAGGCAATCCTATCACTTATGATGATATTTGTAAAGCACTCTTCTTTAAGAATAAGATATACTGGGCTTACAAAGATGGTATTGACTCAGACATGGCATCACCATCAAATTACAAAGATGTTGACAACTGCACCAGCGAGGCTCAGGTAAAACGTTTGATTGCTTTCAACAAGTTGCAGAACATCGCCAAGTATCTCAATGATGGATGGAAACCAGACTTCAAAGCAGGTACGTATAATTGGTATATTATCAAAAAACGAGACGGAAGATATGGAGCCATGCTTATTTCCTCAGAAAATGACGGAATTGTTTACTTTAAGAGTAAATACCTTGCCAATGAAGCTATCCGTCTTATGGGTGAAGAATCTCTCAACGACCTTTTCTCAACTGACTGGTAATGGCAAGCTACGCTGAAATCAAAGCAAAGCTACAGCAGGAAGGCAAGAAGATACGCAAGCGTTCATCCTACGATGAGCACAACTTGCAAGCCGCAGAGGTCAGGTATATCCGTGGTGTATATCCTGACCTTGAAGGTGTCTTCTTTGCCGTTCCAAATGGTGGCAAGCGAACTTCCCGACAAGCCTCATGGCTCAAAGAAGAAGGTATGAAGGCAGGAGTATCTGATATGCTGCTCCTGAAGCGCACCTCCCAGTACGGTTTCCTCTGCATCGAAAATAAAACACCGAAAGGTAGGCAGAAACCCGAACAGAAGGTATTCCAGCATGAAGTAGAACGGCATGGTGGCAAGTATATCATCGTCCGCTCTATAGATGAATTTATCCAAGCAATCGACAATTATTTAAATGGTGAACTATGACAGATGAAATCAAACAAGCCATCCAGCTTCTAGAAGAGAATGGCTACAAGATTACTGCTCCTACCAAGGAAATCAAAGACGAATATACCTTTGAGCGAGCATGGAACCTTTACGAAAAGAAGGTTGGCTGCAAAGCAAAACTCGAAAAGAAGTGGAACTCCATGAGCAAGAAAGACCGCAAGGCAGCTATAGAGTATATTCCATTATATGTGATTGCAACCAAGGACAAAAAATATCGCAAGAACTTCCAAACCTTTCTTAACCAGCGAGGTTGGGAAGATGAAATCATCGGAGCAACACCACCGCCAGCATCCGTTAACGAGAATCCTTCCGAAATCAGTCAACTCATCGCAAAGACGAAGGCTGAACAGAACGTAACAAATGCGGATAAGGACAACGTTTTCAAGACACGCATCATGGGTATGATAGAGCTTCTGCAAAAGAATCCTCATAGCCTATGCCGAAAGCAGTTGGAGATATATCGTGATAACGGAACCTTGGAACGCTTGGGCATCCAATGGAATCCATAAACCACAAATCTGTTTACCAAAATGATAGCAATCAGTAAGTACAACAAACAGCATCCTCTCAGAGTCTTTGAGGCATTCGCAGGCTATGGCAGTCAGAGCCTAGCCTTCAAGTACCTCAAAGATAAGCATCCTGAGTTCGACTTCAAGGTAGTGGGCTACTCAGAGATAGAACCATCAGCCATCCAAGCCTACGGACTCCTGCACGGAAGAGATATTCCGAACTTCGGAGACGTGACAAGGATAGACTGGAATGAGGTTCCCGACTTCGACTTTATATCATGGTCTTCACCTTGCCAAGATTTCTCCAATGCAGGACTTCGCCAAGGAGCAGAGGAAGGAAGCGGCACACGTTCTTCCCTTATCTTTCAGGAGAAGAGAATGCTAGCAGTAAAGAAACCGAAGTACGTGATGCTGGAGAACGTAAAAGGTCTACTCTCTGAGAAGATGAGGAAGTACTTCTTCCAGTACGTCAAAGACCTTGACTCCTTCGGTTACACATCCTTCTACAAGGTTCTGAATGCAAAAGATTACGGAATCCCACAGAATCGTGAACGTATCTTCGTAATCTCCATCCTACGCACAGAAGACGAGCCGAACCCAGAGTATCACTTCCATTCTCCCACTAAGCTAGAGTCAACGGTTGAGGACATCTTGGAAGACAACGTATCTCCCGAATATTTCCTATCACAGCCGCTCCTAGAAAAGTATCTCACCAAAGCAGACATCAATGAATCAATCGAAAAACTCTACCCCGAAGATAGCAATACCGAAAACTGCTGATGGATGCTCTGTAGCAGTCACAGCCAGTTTCTCTATAATAAGCATCATGAACCTCATAGACACCGCTCATTATCCGAAAGGTGGAGTTTTAATCATCAAGAAATTATAATGTGCGACAAAATTATAAAGCTAGCAAACCTCCAAATCAAAGGCAGAATAGAGCAGCAGACCAGAGTCTACTCCACCAAGGGAATCTCACCTACTCTCAATTCAGCCATGGGTCACGGAGGTAACTGCATTCCACTATTCTTAATCGTAAAGGAGATATGATAACTGGAGGAAAGAGAATGAAATCCCTGCTCCTATCGGGGAAGGTGAAGCCTGATGTAGGAGGTCAAGTTCTCGACATCTACAACCAAGCTGTAATGCAAGGTATCTCCCCAACCATCAAGACAACCATTGATACGTCAAACATGACATTCGTAACCATTATGAGCAAAGAAATCATTCACACCGCACCAAACGGAAAGAAATACTCCATCAAAATCAGGAAGTACACTCCAAGAGATTGTTTCCGACTGATGGGAGTACACGAAGCTGACATAGACAAACTCCTGAGCAAGGAGAAGTCTGGTCAACTCATTATCAGCAAGAGTAAACTCTATGCCCTTGCAGGAAACTCAATAGTAACCAACTGCCTGACCGCCATGTTCGAGGAACTGATATTCCCCTCAGGAAATCACTACCACGACAAGACTGGTCAGCTATCACTCTTCTAGCTTATGGATATTTTTGGATATATCAAGGTAGGCAAGCGCATCAGCAAAGCGCACAAAGCCCTCTTTACCCACAAGACCATGGTAATATGGTACAAAGGCAACCCAATCATCGGGACAATGCACGATGGCTTGTGATATATGCAAGACTTGAACGGAATGTGGGAACAATTAATGTTCCAGTCCGAAGTCACCCACGTCTCATTCTTACCTTCGCAAAATGAAGACAGAGAAAGAAAAAATCCTAGCCATCATCGCTGAGATTCAGGCAGAGCGTGAAGCTGCCCACATCGTGCCGCCACACGTCCTCACATATGAAATCATCAACCGAGGATGCCATCAGCCGTATCAAGCCATCAACGAGTTATGTGCAGAAGGCAAGATAAACTGGTGCCGCACCCTCAACGATATGGCATTCACTATCAAGTCATAGCTTTGCTATGTGGATTTAAACACTATCAGAAAATTATAAATCAAGAACAATATGGAAAAAGAAATTATTACACAGAAGAAACTGGTTGTCTTGGCAAAAGATGCTTACCTGAATGCACAAAGACATGGCTTCTATTCTGACAACACAGATATAACAACCGCTCTGATGCTCATTATCACAGAAATGGCAGAAGCTGTTCAGGCAGACAGACACAACCGACACGGAAGTATCGAAGACTATGAGAGCGAGATTCAGATGGGCAGAGATATTCCTACTGCCTACAAGAACACTCTTGAAGGAACGGTAGAATCCGAGTTCGCTGACGTTGGCATCCGAATCTTATCACTCTTGGGATGGATGGACACCAAAAGACCAACAGAATTTCAAAGCGACTCTTATCTCAAAGAAGAGTATGGAATCGCAAAGATTAAATACAAGCGTGGCATAGCTAAAGATTTCTACCATATCATCAGTTTCCTATGCTCGTTTACAGACAACAACTCGGCGTATTGGTATATCTCAAAGATTATCCAGAATACACTCATGCAGGTTTTCGCCCTAGCACAGAACAACAATATCGACCTGATGGAGCATATCAAGTTAAAAATGAAGTATAACGAATCACGTCCGTATCTACACGGATGCTTATATTAGGAGGACAAAATTATGTTTGGAATAGAACAGATTTCAAGAAGATGTTTATTGACGTTGAGTGATGGTAGCAAAATCCAAGCTACCATCTACATTCCAAAGCCACCAAACCCATATTCCCTGAGCAGATGGAACGTCAGTTCATTGATAGTTTTAATAATTCGCAACCTCTTGCAGTAAATAAGGTTGTCAAGTGTCACATTATGAGAAATTAGTTATGGAAGATTTACCTATAGGTTCGGAAATCGTCTTGAAGGTGGTTGAGACAGAGAAAGAACAATGTAATGGTTGTTTTTTCGATGAGATATGTACCGACATTTATGAAAAAGTTTGCGGAAATTTCAAGTGTGTCGGAATCGACAGAAAAGACGGAAAGAGTGTTCAATTCAAAAGAGTGAAGTAATTATGGTGGACGATAAGAAAATAGATGCTGCTGCCGAAGAGTACAACGAGAAAGTTGAAAATGAATTGGAGAAGAAGCATATTCCAAAGCGGACATTTGCAGAACGCTATGCAGAATCAGCAATAAGTGAATGTGCTTTTAAAGCTGGTGCCAAGTGGGCAATCTGTGAATTGCTTAATGACTTGTGGCATCCTGCTAGTGAAAAGCCTATACTACGAAATGGAAAATGCTTAGTAGTATACAATAGTGGCAAAATTGATATATTTAAAATATCTTTTGTTTATGAAATGCTTTCCAATTATGGTAAAGATGGTATGGGCTGGAAATGCTGGGCTTATGTCCTCGATTTATTCCCAAAGGAAGGAGGCAACCATGATTAAGTCAGTTACTATGTACTCTGTCGTTTGTGACAGATGCGGGAAACCATTTATTGATGAATTTAATGGCATTGTGGCTTGGTTGGACGAAGGCACTGCAAAAGAGCAAGCAATGGAAAGCGAATGGGCAGAAATAGGTGATAAGCACTACTGCCCAGACTGCTATGAGTTTGACGATGAGTTAGATGAGTATGTTCCTAAAAAGAAAGGAAAATAAATATGAAGAAGAAAGGATATTACGAATATATACCACAGATTTACCCAAGGAGACTTTGGGTGATGTACAATACATCCGAAGAAGAAATAGACAAATGCTTTACCGACATGGAAGGCAAACCTTTTGTTCACAACGACAGTCCTATGAATGAAGGAAAATACGGAGGTATGGTTTATGACGAATGTATGAGTAAAGCTGGATACATCGGCAATCTTGTCGTCTTCCCGAAGAAGAAAGACATGACTATGAAGAATATCTGTCATGAGGCATTTCATGTTCTGTCGTCTATCAACGATGCATGCGATTTGGAAAGAATGTATAATGGTAGAAATGAGCATCAGGCATACCTTATGGGGTGGATATGTGATTGCATCAATAAAGCTCGTTTGGGTATTGGAGATTTCGTTGAACTAAAAGATAAGGATGAATAGATTATGATTAAGAAAGAATTAAGCGTATGAAACAGGAGTTTATTATTGGTGATATTGTTATGTATAAAAACAGAATACATACTATTATAGATATAATTGCTTCAAATGGTTATGAATTATCTTATGTAAGGCATCCAGTAAGCCAAGTAAGATTATCTGGAGTTCCTCTCACTCCAGAGATTCTAGAGAAGAATGGATGGGAGTTTGTAGGAGGTCAAGTTGATGAAGATGGATTTACGTGGGATATTTATAGTAATCGTGGAGTCTTACCAGACTTATACTATTATCCTGATGGAAAATTCTCAGTTTTTATGTACAGAAAAGAAGTGTTGCCTGATATTAAGTATATTCATCAACTCCAACATTTTCTCTATGGTTTAGGACTTAACTCAGAAATGGAGGTGTAGGTATGGGTAATGATAAGTTATTGAGAACAGATTTTATTCGTCTAAAAAATATGTTAATATTTAATAGACGATATGCAAAAACCAACGATGAGTTTGCTTCCATACAAGAAGTGATAAAAGCGATAGATAGAAGATTAAGTGTTTAACCGCCTTCGGGCGTAAAAAATCAAGAATATGACAAAAGAAGAATTAGAAGCAAAGGTGTCAATACAGAAAGACATCATCAGTAATGCAAAGCGTCAGATTTGTAAAGACGTGGAAAAGTATATTGAAAGTCTTCCATACAAAGTTGATGATAAGATAAGCTGTATTAGATGTGATGTTTGTTGGATTTCGAGCATCAGACCTAACGGTAGTACTGGATTTGTTGAAATAAGAGTAAACCCTCCTAAGAAGGATGGTACTCGTTCAAACAGAGAATTTGTACTAAACGGCTATAATAGAGATAGTATCAAAAAGATTGATTAACCATCCGCAAGGATATAAATAAGATAGTGATATACCAACAAGATTTACAGCACCAATATATGATGGTGAAGATATAACATTTGAGCAATTTGCAAATAGTTGCTTGCGTAACTTCGGTATCTACCTAAGATTTGAAGGAAAATATCCTAACCTTAGTAGATACGAAATTCCTGACAAGATATGTCCTAGTGATTACTATAGAAAGAAATACGAAGAGGCAAAAGCTGAGTACGAAAAGCATCTTGCATCCCCTAAGACAAAGGAAGAACTTGAAGCTGAGTATCTTTCTTATGTTAATGATGTAATCAAGGGAAATGAGGATAGATTGAAAGAGAATGTAGCTCTCAAAAACAGATACAATGCAATGCTATCCAAAGTTAGAAGATGGACTCCACCATCCAAAGAATACGAGGGTGTTAAGGACTTTATGGAAAGTCAATTAATTGATAGTTTAGATTTTGATTGCCGCCATGTTTATGTGGAGAATATCATCCCTAAAGATGAGTGGATTCAAAAACAATCTAATCGCACTGATTTAATAAAGTCTATGAAGTATAATTTGGAGCAGTATAATAAATCTGTAGTTGCTGCCGAAAAGGATACTCAGTGGCTCAAAACATTTTCAGAAAGCATAAAGAAAGTAACGGAGTAATAACCATCCGCAAGGATATAAATATATAGAATATGAGTGAAAATGTAATCACATCGTACAAGGGATTCGACAAGAATATGAAATGCCGTGGATTTCAGTACGAAGTAGGAAAAGAGTATGAAATGGACGGAGAAATCAAGTGTTGTAACCGAGGTTTCCACGCTTGCAAGTCTCCACTTGAAGTGTGGGACTACTACGATATACTTAACTCTCGCTATGCAGAGGTAGAGCAGTCTGGCAAGATTGACGCAGAAGAAAATACAACAAAGGTATGCTCTTCTCGTATCAAGATTAAGGCTGAGTTAAAGTTGGCTGACATCATTAATATCGGTGTCGAGTGGCTGAAAGATATAACATCACCATCTAAAGTTAAGGAAGATAGTGCGTTAAACGACAACGGATACAGAAAGAAACAGATTGGTTCAAGCGGTGACTATGCTCAGATTGGTTCAAGTGGTGACTATGCTCAGATTGGTTCAAGCGGTGACT